ATGCCAAGACAAAGAGACCCAAGACGAGATGAAGCATTTGAGATATGGAAAGCCAGCGGCGGAGAAATGAAACTAAAGGACATTGCCGCTAAATTAGGTGTATCTGATACACAAGTCCGAAAATGGAAAAACCTAGACCAATGGGAACGGAAATTGAAAGGTAACGTTACCATTGAGAAAAGGAACGTTACCAATACAAAAGATACACAAATAAATGATGATAAACCAATTGAAATTGAGATAGATGAAAACAATGAATTAACCGAGAAACAGCGGCTTTTTTGCCTGTATTACTTGAAGTATTTCAATGCTACGAAGGCATATCAGAAAGCGTATGGATGTGACTATTTCACAGCAAAAACAAACGGCAGCCGCTTGCTTGCAAAGGCTAACATTTCTAGAGAATTAGATCGACTGAAAGCGGAGCAAATAAATGAGCTGAAACTGGACGCTCGTGACGTTCTCCAAAAATACATTGATATTGCCTTTGCGGACATAACGGACTATGTTTCATTCGGGCAGCGTGAAGAACAAGTAATAGGGATGTACGGCCCTGTATTCGAGGGCAAAGGTGAAAATAAAAAACCTGTCATGCAAATTGTTAACTATGTTGAATTAAAAGATTCAGCTACGGTAGACGGAACCATCATTACGGAAGTGAAACAAGGAAAAGATGGGGTATCCATCAAGTTAGCCGACAAGATGAAGGCGCTTGAAAAACTGTCGCTGTATTTCGATTTGTTCCCGGATAATTTCAAACGGAAGATCGAAGAAGAAAAACTCAAAATTGCCCACTATAAAGCGTTTGGACCAGATGAACAGGAAGAATATGAAGATGACGGCTTCCTAGAGGCGTTAGACGGAAAGATCAAAGAGGTGTGGGACGATGAAGAAGCTTAAGCCCGCTCCTTTTTATTTTCAGCCGTTCTCAAAAAAACAGCTTAAAGTATTGACATGGTGGCGTAAAGCCTCACCAGTCAGCGACAAAGATGGCATCATATGTGACGGTTCCATTCGTGCTGGGAAAACCATTGTGATGTCCTTTTCTTACGTCATGTGGGCAATGGACACATTCAACGAGCAAAACTTCGGCATGGCAGGAAAGACGATCGGAGCATTGCGCCGAAACGTCATTACGCCGCTCAAACGGATGCTCAAATCGAGGGGATACAGAGTCAAAGATCATCGAGCGGACAACTATTTGACGATTACGTTCAAAGGAAAAACAAACTACTTTTACCTATTTGGTGGAAAAGACGAATCATCCCAAGACCTCATTCAAGGGATTACGCTTGCCGGAATGTTCTTTGATGAAGTAGCGCTCATGCCGGAATCCTTTGTCAACCAAGCAACCGCTCGTTGTTCCGTCGATGGAGCGAAGCTATGGTTCAACTGTAACCCAGCGGGACCGTACCATTGGTTTAAGGTCGAATACTTGGATAAACTCGATGAGAAAAACTTGCTTCATTTGCATTTTACGATGGATGACAATTTGTCGTTGTCAAAGCAAGTAAAAGAGCGGTATCAGCGGATGTACAAAGGCGTTTTCTATCAACGATACATTCTTGGGCTATGGGTGCTGGCGGAAGGAATTATCTATGACATGTTCGATCAAGATGAGCATGTCGTTCCAACGGTGCCGCGCCCATATGAAAAATACTATGTATCGTGTGACTATGGGACGCAAAACCCGACGACATTTGGATTGTGGGGACTTTACAACGGCGTATGGTACAAGGTGAAAGAGTACCACTATGATGGCCGAAAAGAAAACAAACAGAAGACAGACCAAGAGTATTACGAGGACTTGATGAAGTTCATTGAAGATATTGAAAAACACAAATTCAAAGGCGTGATTGTGGACCCGTCAGCCGCTTCATTTATTGCGTTATTGCGGCAGAAAGGGATCAAAGTCATCAAAGCAAAGAATGACGTCCTGGATGGAATCCGAAATGTAGCAACAGCGCTAAACAAAAAGATGATTCTCTACAATGATTGCTGTAAAGAAACATTCCGGGAATATAGCTCTTATGTATGGGATGAAAAAGCGGCAGAGCGGGGCGAGGATAAACCGGTGAAACAGAATGATCACCAATTAGACGCTGATCGTTATTTTGTTAATACAATTTTATTTGGCAACAAGCTCCGTGCAGTTCCGTCTTTGTACTAATGTATATGATATGCATTATCAGTCAACATAATTTTTCCTATGGGAAGTTGAATCTTTATCAAAAATGCTGATGTATCAAGCATTTTTTAGCTATGCGGCTTTTATTAAATATGCAGGATTTTATACATCGCGTAATAGCGGTGTTTTTTCATGCTCTCAAGAATGGAAAATTGCATAAAAACCTGCATAAAAGGGAGGTGAAATCGTGCGCTCGACGGTACAGTTATCCATTTCTGATGTCACGTCAGATATTATTCAGCAAATCATTGATTGGCATAGACCACACCGTGAAGCTATGTTAGGTCTTTATAACCGATATTTAGGTAGCGGTTTGCCGATACAAAGTCGGCAGTTGCCGGATCCGAAGAAACCGAACAACAAGATTCCAAACGATTATCGTGGTTATATCATTAACCAAGTAGTCGGATATTTGTGGGGGCAACCTATCTCATATAGTATTGACAGTCGAAATTATGATGAAGCAAGACTGAAAGAGTACCATGATCGTCTTTCCCGTTTCAATGCGTTGAATTCCATTGACGACTTGGACAGCGAGCTAGGAAAAATCATGAGTATTTGCGGATACGCCGCTCGTTTGCTCTATATTGACAAGAACGGCGAAGAACGAGCAATGAACATTTTCCCGTGGGAAGCGGTGTTTGTAGAGGATGGTGGCGAGATCACACATGCTATCCGCTATTACAAGGTAAAAGACCTTAATAACAATGAATATACGAAGGTTGAATTGTATGATGGCACAAACGTCACATTCTTTATCGGGGATGGTGACGTTTTTATTATGGATTCGGAAGGAAGTCAGCCTCACTTATTCGATTATGTGCCGCTCATTCGTTTCCAAAACAACGATGAGGAACAAGGAGACTTTGAGAAAGTCGAAGCACTCATCGACGCTTACGACAAAATCATTAGCGATTCGGTGAACGAGATTGAAACATTTGCTCATGCTTATATGAAATTTAAGGGTGTAGAGGCTGACGAAGAAACGATCAATAATGCTAAACAAACTGGTGGTTTTTCAGTACCGCAAGATGGCGATGTAGGTTTTATCACAAAGGATATTAACGACAATTTCGTAGAAAACAACAAGAAAACACTCAACGAAAACATCCACAAGTTTTCCGCTAGTGTGGATATGTCTGATGAAAAATTCAGCGGCGGCGCACAAACAGGGGAAAGCCGCAAATGGAAATTGATTGCGCTTGAGAACAAAGCGGGAACGAAAGCTCGGAAGTTTGGAAAAGGGCTTCGTGAACAATTCAAAGTGTTGTGCAGCGCATGGCAGAAGAAAGGCATTGACCTTGATTATTTAGACATCTTTTGGGAATTCAAACGAAACGTCCCAATTGATTTGTCCTATGTGGCCGATTATGCCTCGAAGCTGAACGGCATCCACAGTAAGCACACGCTCCTGTCACAAATCCCGTACATCGATGACGTGAACTATGAACTGGAGTTGATGCGTCAGGAGCAAGAAGAACAGGTCAACCTTGATATGTTTGTGGATCACGGATTGAGCGATCAGGAGAGCGAACTCGACGTATGAGGGCGCTCTTTTTTGTTGCGTTCTTGTCCTGAGTAAGACGTTAAACTGCTCGGACAAAAAAACAGGACTTGGCAGGGGCTTATGCAACTGCGAAGGCCGAAGGAGGACATGAATATGAAACATTACCTGTTTGATACAACCATTCCATACCGTCTGGACTTGCAATTTTTTGCAGGTGAAGAAGGCGGCGAGCCACAAACTGAACCAAAAGGACAGTCTGGTGGCGAACCTGGCAACGCGCAAGGGTTTCAATTGACACTTGATGCGGTGCAGAAGTTCGTCAGTGAAAACGAAGAGGCTCGCAAATGGCTTCAGTCACTGACTGATTCTCGGGTAACGGAAGCGATCAAAACTTACGAGAAAAAGACACTCCCGAAGAAGGTGGAAGAGGAGATCGCGAAGCGCTTTCCGCCGGAGACAGAGGAACAAAAACAGCTTCGTGAGCTCCGACAAAAACTTGAGCAGATCGAGCAAGAAAAAATCCGTGAAACACTGCGCAACAAGGCGCTGTCCGTTGCAACGGAAAAGCAATTGCCGACCAAACTCATTGACTTCTTTGTCGGTCAAGACGAAGAAAGTACAATGAAAAACCTTGCTGTGCTGGAAGAAGTGTTTTCATCCGCTGTCCAGCAGGCGGTAGAGGCGCGGTTTAGAGAGCATGGTCGCACGCCAAAACCGCCGAGCGGAGACAACTCGCCGCTGACAAGAGAAATGATCGAGAAGATGACACCGGAAGAAATCAACGCGAATTGGGAACGCATCGAAAAATTCTTACAAGGCAAATAGGAGGAGGATAACACATGGCAATCAATAACTTCATCCCTACTGTATGGAGCGCGCGTTTGCTTCAAAACTTGCAAAGGACGTTAGTTTACGGCCAAGCAGCGGTTATCAACCGTGATTATGAAGGTGAAATTCGTGCTTACGGTGATACGGTAAAAATCAATAACATTGGCCGGATTTCTGTTGGTGACTACACGAAGAACGCCAACATGCCGGACCCGGAAACGTTGACGGATGAAACGCGCACGTTAGTCATCGATCAAGCAAAGTTCTTTAACTTCCAAGTCGATGATGTAGACCGTATTCAACAAAACCCAAAACTCATGGATGAAGCGATGCGGGAAGCTGCGTATGCTTTGCGAAACGCCGCTGATCAATTCATCGCATCGCATTATGTTGATGCCGCTCACACGATCGGAAGTGACACATCGCCGGTGCAACCAACGAAAACGGATGCTTATGAGTATCTTGTGGACTTGTCGGTGAAACTCGACGAGGCAGATGTGCCGGAACAAGGCCGCTGGGTCATTGTCCCGCCGTGGTTTGAGGGTCTCATGTTGAAAGACGACCGTTTCGTCAAAACAGGCAGCCTTTCGGCGGAAGATCGGTTGGTCAACGGCGTCATCGGCCGTGCCGCTGGCTTTTTGGTGCTGAAGTCGAACAATGTTCCGGTTGTGCCGGCTAACGCGCAATCGGGCGTGCAAGAAAATTACAAAATTATCGCTGGCCACCCGATGGCGTGGTCGTTCGCGGAGCAAGTCAATCAAGTGGAGGCATACCGGCCGGAAAAACGGTTTGCAGATGCTGTGAAGGGCCTCCATCTCTACGGGGCGAAAACGGTTCGACCTTACGCACTTGCTGTCTTGAGTGCGAAACGTCCAGCATAACCGAGAGGGGGCTAGCCGCTCCCTCTTTTTTGACGTGAGGAGGTGTTGATGATGTGGCTGCAAAACCAAAAAACGGGACAAAAATGGTTTATCTCGGACAAAGAACACGCCAAACGCCTATTGAAAAGCGGTGATTTCGAGCCAGCGGAAGCTGAAACGGAGGAAAAGAAGCCGTCAAAAAAGACGAAGCGTGATGGTGAATGAGCAATCTGAACAAAACCAATGAAATGATCGAGCGGATCGTCAACCGCCGAGTAAAAAAAGGAGAGCGTGAGATCGTCAAGCGATATGCCATCCTGCTTAATGACATTCGAAAAGAGTTGGCCAAGCTGTATGAAAAATATGAAGTGAACGGAAAGCTGACTTATGCTGAGATGGCGAAATACGATCGCTTACGGAAGTTCATGGAATACATCTCATGGCTCCTTGGCTCAACGTATAAGGACATCAAAAAAATTGTCTATGACATCCTTGGCGAATCGTATCTCGACGGGTACTATCTCACTGCCTGGGCGGTGGAGACGGACACGTTAAGTCGGTTGGCATATTCCGCCGTCCCTGCCTCCACCATTACTGCGATGATCGAAAACCCGATTACCGGACTTACACTTTCTCAACGGTTGGAGAAAAACCGAGCGGCGATCATTTATACCATCCAACAGGAGATCACACAAGGATTGGTGCACGGAGAGTCCTATAGGCAGATGGCCAAACGTCTGAAAGGGACGCTTGAAGGCGACAGCGTCAAGGCGATGCGGATTGTGCGTACGGAGGCTCATAGGGTGGTAGAGTCGTCTAAACACGATGCGGCGGAGCACGCTCACAAAAATGGCGTCATCATGCTCAAAACATGGAACACCATGCACGATCAGCGAGTAAGAGATCGGCACAAGGCGTTGGACGGCCAAACCGTTCCGGTGGACAAGGATTTCAAATTAGGAAGCATTTTTGGAAAAGCGCCAGGTCAAATGAGCGGTGGTGCTTCCATGAATGTGAATTGCCGCTGTTTCTTGACTTATTCGGTTGAACGTATTGAAAAACCGGATGTTAAAGAACTTGAAAGCATGACTTTCGAGCAATGGAAAAAGGAGCGGTTGAAATCATGACACTAGACGAACTGAAAATCCGTTTAAAAATCCCGCTCAATGACACATCACAAGACGAATATCTTACTGTCGCGTTAGAAGATGCAGTTTCTTACGTAAAGCAATACTGTCGCCAAACATTTGATGAAGGTCTACCGCCGAACGTCAAACAAGCGGTTGCTAAATTAGTGAAAGCGTACCAAGAAAATAGCAATGTCGCTTCTCAATCGTTAGGTGACATGAGCAAATCGTTCTTTGAAGGCGGCGCCATGAATGAAGTACACCGCTTGTTACAACCGTACAGAAAGGCGCGGTTTATATGAAAGTCACGATCAAGGACACCAACAATATCGATAAGATCACAAGGAACCTTCAGCAACTTGGCGGCAAGCAAATCAAAGTCGGTCTGTTCGGCAAGGATGACTCGGAACTCGTCATGATCGGTGCGGTGCACGAGTACGGAGCGGAAATCCCGGTGACGCCAAAGATGCGCGCGTGGTTTGCGGCAAACGGGTATCCGCTGCGAAAGGAGACAACGGTCATCAAGATACCGGAGCGGTCATGGTTGCGAAGCGGCTACGACGAAAACATCGACAAGATCGCCAAGAAGATCGAGAAAATGGTGCCGGACGTGATCGAAGGAAACGTCAATCCAAGACTCTTTATGGACGCGATTGGCATGGAGTTTGCCGGCCTCATCCAAAAGAAAATGCGCGATTTGAAAGACCCTCCGAACAGTCAGATGACCATTGAGCGGAAAGGTTCGGACAATCCGCTCATCGACACCGGCCGTTTGGTTGGAAGCATACGACATACCGTCGAATAACTGGAATTCAAAGTTTAAACAAATATAATTGGCCTGTAGAAAAGGCATTTAAAACACCTGCAAAATAGGTGTTTTTTATTGGGGTGATGTCAATGTGAATAAACCATTTGCGTTTTCGGACTTTGTTGACGAATTCAAAGTGCCGTTCACATACATCGAGAAAACAGATGGCTACTATAACGATGCAGGTGATTGGGTAGAAGGTGGAGAAACGCCTGTACCAATGGAAGGTATCATTCTTCCGCTGTCAGAAGATGATTTGCAATACGCCGAAGCGGGGGCGTATCAAGCGAAGGACAGAAAGGTGTATACCACACAACCGCTTAAAATGGGCGCAGAAATCGAATTCAAAGGTGATCGCTACACCATTCAGAATTTCAAAGATTACAGCGACTATGCGGACGTGTATATCTACTACATGAGGTGGCGCGAGAAATGATCGAGACGGTAAAAACCATCATCGCCCAAGCCTATCGGGATACCGGGTTGAGAATCGTCCAAGCGAACACGACTGCGCCGATTCCGCCGCTCCCATATGCGACGTACAATGTGTCCGCTCCGTATGTGAAGGATCGCGGCCGCCCGAACGTAGAAACAGAGGAAAAGGCAGACGGTCTGTATCTCCGGCAGGAAGACAGCTTTCTTGCGACGCTGTCGTTCAATGTCTATACGGATAAAACAGAAACCACCATCGACCAAGCGAACAAGTTGCGTCGATGGTTTTTATTTTTGGGACAAACCTTCCTGCAAGACAACGGCGTGGCAGTGGTGAATGTAGGAAACATTGAAAATCGCACGACGTTTCTTGTAGATAGTTATGAATACAAACACGGGTTCGATGTTCAGCTGCGCATGACAGAGACCATCGAAACGCCGACTGAATGGTTCGAAACCATCACATTCAAAGGAGAGTGAAGACAGTGAGTAATCGCTATGTAGACGTGACGATCACGCGCCAGACCAAAGCGGTGAGCGAAAAAGGTTTTGGTTTGCCGCTTGTGTTAGCCACATCCAAAAACTTGGCCTACAAAGTCTATACAGATATTAGTCAAGTGGACGCTGATTTTGCGGCGACATCAGAAGATTATAAGTTATTGTCTCGCATGTTTGGACAAAACCCGCGTCCAGCAGAAATTGCGGTGTACGGTGTGCAATATGACGAAGCAGTGGGTGATCCAACTACGCTAACCAATGCGCTGAACACGCTGATTCAGCAACATAACGACTTCTATTACCTTGTCTCTACTGCGCAAGGAGATGACGAGATCACAGAGTTGGCTGAATGGGTGAGCACACAAGATAAAATCTATGCCGCCTCGACGTCGAGTGAAACGCTGTATCCCGCGTTAAGCGGCCTGTATGACAACGTATTCCTTTTGGTGCACGATCAACCGCGGCAATATCCAGCCGAGGGGCTGGTAGCGTTGCTGGCACCACAGGAAGTCGGCTCGTATACATGGACATTCAAAACCATTCAAGGCGTTTCACCTGTCGCTTACGATGATATGAAGGTGAATGACATCCATAACAACAACGCTTGCACTTATATCCGTGTCAGCGGCACGGACGTTACGTCTCACGGTGTGGCGACGAGCGGGGAATATATGGATGTCGTGCAAGCGACTCATTTTCTCAAAGCACGTCTAGCGGAAGCTGTGTTCCGTCTGTTAGCAACCAATCCCAAAATCCCATATACGAATGCTGGAATTGCCCTTGTCGTCGCGGAAGTGGACAACGTACTAAAACAGGCGTTCCGACAAGGAATTATTGCGGATGAAAACGGCGATCCGCTCTATACGATCAAAGTTCCAAATCGGGCAGATATTCCGGCGAATACACGAGCGCAACGAGTATTGCCGGACATCGAATGGACCGCAACCATTGCTGGCGCTGTAGAAAAAGTTGAGATTCGCGGCACACTCATGGTGTAAGGAGGGTAAACCATGGCGGTTACAGTAACGACGTATGATTTCCAAAAGGTGTCAGTCATTGTGAAAGGTGTCTATATTACAGGATTTATGGACGGCGAGGTCATCAAAGTGGAAAAGAACGAGGATGACATCACTCCTCATGTTGGCGCGGACGGTGGCGTAACCTATGCCGAAAGCGCAGATCAAACCGGAACCATCACGCTGACGTTGAAACAAACATCCGTTTCACTGCCTTTCTTGCAACAACTGAGAAAATCAAAAGCGATCTTCCCGATCCAAATTATCGATAACAACACGAATGCTTATCGGGTCGGCGGCAGTCAAGCGCGGATTATGAAAATGCCGGACCGTTCTTGGGGAAACGAGGTGCAGGGCGTAGAAGTACAGATCCATGTGGCAGACCTAACTGAAGCGTAAGGAGGAATAGGAAATGGCATTTCAACCTAAACAAAAAGAGTTTAAGAGCAAGAGCGGCCAAAAGTACGTATTTCAAACAATCCCTAACTCGAAATATCTCGAAATCATGGACACGAGCACGACCGCAGAAGGAAAAGTGTTAGTGTCCAAAATGTATGCCGCTGTGTTGGAACACATCGTTGTTCAACCTGGTGGACTGACGGTAGACGATTTTGATAGCATGAAAGAATTGCAAGAAGTTTGTGAAGCGGCATTAACCTTTCAATCAGGCGAATAAGGAGTTAGCGACGCTTGGGGCGCTCGAATCGATACCCAAGCGTTTTTTTGAAAGCGCAGACCGGTTTTGGTGGGCTTATGTGATTGCGGAAACGTTTCATTTGAACCCGCGCGAGGTAAAGGAATGGCCTGCAGAGGACGTGCTAGAGACGTTGGCCTATATTCAATTGGCAAGACAAAAAAGGTGGTGAGACAGCGTGAATACAATTCGAGATTTGGTGGTCAGCGTTGTGTTGCGAGACGAAGTGACAAGGCCGCTACGGAATGTGCAACGTTTAACCGATCGAGTACGTGATACATTCTCACATTTCGGGTTTCAAGCATCAAAGGCGCATGAACAGATTAGTCAATCAGCGCGTCGTACGGCAGACGTATATCGGGATGTAAATGGGAGACTCCGAGATTCGCTCGGGCGCTTTGTTGCTGAAACGCAACGAGCAGGAAAAGCGACCAATCTACTTCGATCATCAGTGGATCGCGCCGGCGGTTCGTTCGCTCGTTTTTCCGGCAATGCTGACCATGCTGTCTCGTCACTGAAAGGCATAGCCGCGCATGTGTTGGGGGTTGTTTCGGCCTACCAAACGTTAGGACGAGCGGTGCGAGAGGCGGCACAATTTGAACAGTCCAAAGTGCTCATCGAAGCAATGTTCAACAATCAAAAATCCGCTAACGAATACACGCAAATGTTACAGCGAGTAGCGATAGATTCGCCTGTTTTAAATTCGCAGGATATGTTTGCAAACTCCAAATCATTCATTTCTCTTACAAAAGACATTAAGACGTTAGAGCGTGCATGGAGAGTTGTCGAGAAATTGAATGTCATGGACCCGGCGCAAGGTGTTGAGGGCGCGGTTTTAGCTATGAGAGAATTGGCGAGCGGCGATGTCGTTTCAATGGTGGAACGGTTTGAAATGCCGCGTTCTGCCGTCAAAGCTATCAAAGACCTGCCGTTCGAGGAGCAAGTTAAAGCGCTGGATCAGCTGCTGTCCAAAATGCACATCACAGACAAGGTTGTGCAAAAGATGGGAAGCACAACTTTATCACAATGGAACCGGTTCAAAGAAATGGCTTCCATTGCTTTTCGTGATGCCGGAAAATCAGCGAACAGCGAGCTAGGGAAAGCTTTGCAACGCGTCAACAACATCCTTGAGAAAGGCGCGCTGAACAGTTTTATACAGTCTGTTGACAGGTTTTTAGGCAAATCCATCGGCGCAATTGTGAATTTTGGTTTGGCAACGAAACAATTCATTCGGCCGGCCACTCAATTTTTAAGAGAGAACGCAAGCAGTATCAAAGCAGTAGCGGTGGCGTTAGGTTCATTGTTTGTCATACGGAAAGTTACAGGCCTTGTGCAAGGGCTGTTTATGGTACTGCGCGCGAATCCGCTGGCATTAGCCGTTACCGGAATTGTGGTGGCGATAGACAAACTAGTCGGCATTGAAACGGTGTTTAACAAAATCAAACTGGCATATCAAGGACTAAAAGCGGCGTTTCGCGGAGATCAGCAGAAAAGCGTGAATTTCCTTCAAAAACTAGGATTGTCGCCGGAACAAGCGCAGAAAGTTATACAAGTAGCACAGACTGTCAAAAATGCATTTTTCGGAGTTTACCAATCTATTTCCGACGGTGGAATAGCATCGGCATTCCAAACAATATCCACCGTAATGAAACCGGTCAAAGATTTGTTTGTGACAATTGGACAATCGGCAAGCAAGTTTGTAAATGAGGTGGTAATCCCGCTGATCCCGCAAGCAAAACAATTCCTTGTCGATGCGTTTGAAGCGGTAAGACCGTCACTAAAATTCATTATCGGGTTGTTCCAAACAGCTATCAACGTGATCAAAACGCTTATTGAAAAAGTAATTGTTCCACAATTCCCGGCGGTTAAGGATATTATCAAAACCACATTTGATCTAGTCACTCCGGTTATTCGGTTAGCTAACAGGCTGTTCCAAGGAATATCGGCTACTATCATGTTTTTAGTGAACAATGTCATTATCCCATTGATTCCGAAAATTATCCCGACCATTAGCGGAATGTGGAAGGTTGTTGGTCCAGTCTTAAAGAGGATAGCCGCTGTATTCAACGGCATTTCAGACGCAATTGAATGGGCAATTAAGAAATTTAAACAGTTCGCCGACTTTGTTTCAAACTTCAAAATGCCGAAAATCGGGCTTCCAAAATGGATGGGCGGCAAAGGTCTAATTCAGCTGCCAGGCCACGCTACGGGTCTGTCCCGTGTTCCATATGACAACTATGTAGCCCGGTTGCACAAAGACGAAACAGTCCTGCGCGCCGATCAGTCGAGGGCGTTAGAACAAGCAGGTATCCTTGACCGTTCTGGTACTACACCAAAAATTAATTCGCTCGGTTGGACATCAACAGCTACGCCAAAAACGGTAGGTGGTTCAGTTGTGTTCTCGCCAAAAGTCGATATTCACGTTACAGCGGCAGACATAAAGTCAGCAGGAAGTTTAGAAGTGGTGGTCAGTAAGAAACTGGACGAGATGTGGAAAATGTTCCTTGATCTTTATCCGGTGGAGGTGGTTCGTTAATGGCGAAGTTAGGAAAATACAATTTGTTTGTCATCAGCGAATCACCTCGATTTTCTGTAGAAACGACATCGTACCCTGTTGAAAAAGGCATCGCATTTACCGATCATGTAAAGCCTGAACCGGAGGAACTCAATGTTGAGGTGTTTTTGAGCGGCTCCAGCTACCAAAAGACGCTCGACCAACTGAAAAATAGCATGTACAAAGGTGAAATCATGACCTATGCCGGGCGATTTATTTTGAGGAATGTCATGATCGAGAATATTTCTGTCAACGCCGACAAGAGTGCCAAAAATGGAGTGCAGGTCTCTCTATCACTAAAACAAATCCGCATCGCCACAACTACATACACAAAACTGAAAACCAAACCACCGACGAACGGAGGAAAGAAACAGCCTGTTCCCAAAGGTTCAAGCAAGGCCGGTGTACCATGTCGCCAGGCGAGGGGACTCCTATTGGCTTTTGTCTAAAAAGTACGGGACATCCGTCAATCAATTGCAAGTGTGGAATCCGTACCCGCCGAACAAAATTCCAATCGGCGTCAAGTTGCGCGTGAAGTGAGGTGGCGGTGATGCACATCATTGAGATCGACAAAAACAACCTTCCGGAGCAATTCAATATTGAGCTGGGAACAGAACTATTCACAATGGAAGTGAACTACAACGAGACCGGCGACTTTTTTACGATCGACCTATACCAATACGACAACCCTGAACCGCTTGTATTAGGGGAAAAACTGATGTATGGCCAGCCGCTGTTTCAGGATATTGCGGACAGTCGTTTCCCAGCGCCGACGATCGTCCCTCTCGACTTGTCGGGGAAAGAAACACGAGTGTCGTGGGATAACTTCGGTGTGACCGTATTCCTGGTGATTGACGATGGTGAATAATCAACTGTTTAGCCGTGTCATCCGAGTCAAAACGAGTGGTCTCACGTTCATGAATGATAACCTAGAGATTCACTTTTCTGTTCCCTTTGACGACGACCCGAAACCAAACGTATCAAAAGTTGAGATTTTTAACTTATCACAAGACACGATCAACCGAATCAAGCGTGGGCAAACCTGCACGATTGAAGCCGGCTACCGCGGCGACTATGGAGTGATCGCCAGCGGCAAGGTGACAAGCGTCTTAACGAGCCGGGATGGAGTTGATAAAATTACGACCATCACCGTCATGGAAGGCGATGACTATTCGCGGATCAAGGTGGATAAAAAAAACTCATCGGACAAGAAAACACTGAAAATCGCGTTTAAGAAGGGGACGAAAGCGTCTACGATCATTAAACGGTTATGCAGTGTTCTAGGGATTAAACTGGCCTACATGAAACTTCCAAAAGATGTCGTATACAAAAATGGGTATACCGTGACAGGACTCATTCTGAACAACTTGGAGGAAGTCGTGAGAGATTGCGGCGCCTCGATGTATTACCGACGTGGACAAATGGTGATTCGAAGCATTAAGGACGGTACAGACGAACGATTCATTTTGAAAGAAGATACCGGGCTGATTGAAAGCCCGGAACCGTTTGAAGAAGACGGTATAAAAGGATTTAAAGTGAAATGTTTGCTGCAACACCGTATCACCACCGCGAGTATCATTGAAATTCAGAGCAAAACAGCAAAAGGGAAATACCGTGTCCGAAAAGGAGAACACCGAGCGGACGGAAATGATTTTGTCACCGAATTTGAGGTGATTTAATGTGGCAAAATACACAAAGTTTCTCGATACCTTTGCACGACAAATCAAGCTATCCATCCATACAATCGCTCCGGCGAAGGTAGTTCGATTTCACGAGGAAAAGAGGACGGCGGACATTCAGCTATTGTTCATGACTGTGTACGCCGATGGGACAAAGGAGGCGTATGGGATGTTGGAAGACATCCCGGTCATGTTCCAGCGATTTAAAGTTAATGGCGGCTCACCTGTTACCTATATGCCATATTTACAACCCGGTGATATTGTGGTTGTAGGCTTTGCCGAGCGTGCGCTGGATAACTTGACTGACCGCCCATTTGACCCGGAATATCACCGCACCCATAGCGTGCAGGATGCCATCGTATTGGGGGTGCTGAAATGAGAACGCCAAAGATTATGGATGGGGATTTGGTGTTTGAAAACGGTGATGTCGTGATGGTGGATGGAGACGAGGAACTAGCCCAGTCGCTTGAAACCATCTTTCGAACAAGAAAAGGCGAGTGGTTTCTCAATGAACAGTTTGGTTTGGATTTTGAACCGTTTTTAACCAAACGATTTGACGAGACCATGGCGACTGACGCAATCGCAGAAGCGGCGGCGCAGGAAGAACGGATACAACGGATTGAGAACATCTCGTTTCGTAGAGAAGGGCGCAAGCTATATGTCGAGTTGACGCTCGTTAAAAGCGATGGTCAGACCCTTTCGATAGGGGAGGTTAATGTGATTGGTTAATGAGAAAATATGGTATAATACAACTATGGGCTAGGGTCGCTCCCGAAAAGAAGGCACCCACCTTCCTGCCCATTTGCGAAAAATGGGAATAACCGTGGGAGGTTATGATTTTGCAAGAAATTTGGAAACCTATTAAAGGATATGAAGGTTTGTATGAGGTTTCTAATAAGGGTAGAGTTAAGTCTGTTGGCAGAATTGTTCATCGTAAAGATGGAATAAGCTATTTTAAAAAAGGGAGTATATTAAAACCATATGAATGCACCGGAGGTTATTTGTTTGTAGGGTTACTCCGTGACGGGGAAAGAAAGTTGTTTTCTGTTCATAGACTTGTTGCTGAAGCTTTTTTACCTAATCCAGAAAACAAAACACAAGTTAATCATATAGATGGTAATAAGAAAAATAACGATGTGAGCAATTTAGAATGGGTAACAGAAAAAGAAAATGTTAATCATGCTATAAAACATGGATTATTAAAAAATCGCGGAGAAGATAGCCCGAATTCAAAATTAACAAAAACGGATATAGAAAATATAAGAAGAATGTATGCAACGAAACAATATACACAGTATCAACTAGCTGAAATTTATGGTGTTGGACAATCAACCATATGGAAAATCGTTAATAACGAACGTTGGCGTGACGATAGTTATTCTCATGAGAAACAGAAATACAGTCACGCAAAAATAACAGAGGAACAAGCAAAAGAAATAAAGTCTAAATACTTAACAGGTAAATACAAGTTAAAACAATTAGCAGATGATTATGGGTTAAGCATTGCTAGTGTTTCGAGGATAATTAACGGGAAATCATGGAAAAATGTCGGATGAATTCAAGAGCGCTAAAAATAGCGCTTTTTTTGTTGCCTTTTTAAGGAGGTGTGTCAATGTTAACAAAGGACGGCTTCAAACGGAAACGATACAGCGACTTGATCGATGACATGACGCTAAAAGCTAAGGAGTTGTTCGGCGAAGATGTAAACTTAAGTGAGAAATCGTTTCTTGGTATCCTCATTCGTTTGTTCGCATGGTTTTTAGCAATCATATGGGAAGTGGCTGAAAAAGTATACAACAGCGGATACATGCACAAAGCAGAAGGGATACAGTTAGATCGCAAAGCATGGGAATTCGGTATCACTCGTTTACAGGAACAACACGCACAAGGAACGATCGAAATACATGGCACACCCGGTTTTGTCGTCGAAGAAGGAACGCTGTTTGAAACCGACAAAGGGATTTTGTTTGAGCTGACAACAGATATTACGCTCGACGAAAACGGAGTGGGAACAGGCGACGTCGTTTGTACGGAAGCCGGTACAAAAGGAAATGTTGCCGCGAATACCATCACGATTATAAGCAATCCAAACGAAAATATTATGAGTGTCACTAACCCCTCCCCGACATCAGGTGGGCGGGAACGGGAAACAGACGCAGAATTTTTCGAACGATACCAACAAACATTGTCAGGGTTGGGTTCCACGAGCACAGATTCTATCCGCGCAGAGTTATTGAAACTGAACGGCGTCCGTGCCGCGGTGGTCATCGAAAACACGAAATCAACACCCGATGAGGCGGGAAGGCCCCCAAAAAGCATTTCGGTGTACGTGCTTGGTGGTGATGCAAACGAGATTGCACAAGTCATCTTTAGTAAGAAAGCGGCTGGAATTGAAGCATACGGAACGGATCAAGTTCAAGTGTTGGATATGGCTGGATATCCCCATACCATCGGATTTAGTCGAGCCACGGAAGTGCCGATTGCGGTTCAGCTTACGATTAAGAAAAATGATCGATTCCCTGGCGATGGCGTCCAACGGGTAAAAACGGAGATTATTAAATATATTGGCGGTACGGATGCAGATGGGGCGTCCTACACCGGATTAAACATGGGAGAAGCTGTCGTGTTCTCGAAACTTATTAATCAAGTATATCGTGTTGATGGGGTTGAGGATGTGCAATTACTTGTCGGTGTGAAAGAGCAGACACTAGGAACAAGCAACGTCACAATGGATATTACCGAGGTCGCTCAAATTTCTCATGCGGACATTGAGGTGCAGGTCGTATGAGTTTCTTTACGGATATGTTAAGCCGATTAACAGATGTTTATCGCAAAGACCCACAAAGCAACATTGGAAAAGTCATTAAAATCCTAACGGACGAATTAGACTTGCTGAAAACAACGTTTGACCGCATAGAAGAATGGAAGGATGTTGACAAGGCAGAAGGCGCCGTATTGGATGATATGGGTGTCAACGTGGGACAACCGCGAGGATCGGCAACAGATGAAATTTACCGGGTGTTACTTCGTTCCAAGGTCGCACGGAATTTTTCGGACGGTACGATCAATACGATTATCCGTGTCATTTCCATCGCAGTCAATGCAGATCCGAAAGAAGTTCAGATACAAGAATTGTACAATGACATGAACCGTCCGGAGCCTGCCGCTATTGGACTTATTCAAATTCCAATCCGAAAGTTGAATGAAGTTGGAATGTCACCCAAACAATTCGCGCAAATCGTACAAAAAACAGTAGCGGCAGGAGTTCGAGTGGCAAGCATTGAATTGGCCGGCACATTTTCTTTCTCGTCACAACCAATAGCGATGGAAAACGATAGCTCATCAGGTTTTTCCGACTTGTCCGGGAGTACCGGGGGATACTTTGGCGCCGCATTCAGCGGTATGGACGAAACTTTGCCAATGTAAAGGGGTGAAAGTATGCCTTTTGACCAAAATCAATTGCCAACATGGAACAAAGAAGGGGTAGAACCGCCGCAAAGTTTAAAGGATAATGGTTGGCAACCAAATCAAAAACCTCCCGCTGACTATTTCAACTGGTTCTTTAACAAGGTGTATAAAGCATTGCAATCTCTTTTTGCAAACGCACAACACAAGGACGAAAAAGGACAGCCAAACGGGTATGCCGGTTTGGATGGAAATGCAAAAGTACCAACAAGCCAACTACCGGTTGCTACTCCTACAACACTAGGAGCCATGTCCGCGTCCGACAAAACCAAACTCGACGGCATCGAGCCAGGGGCGCAACGAAACACGGTGACAAGCGTCAACAACAAGACCGGCGCTGTCACCCTAACTGCTTCCGATGTCGGAGCTAGCCCGGCGGGGCATACACATACATTTGCGGAAATCACAAGTAAACCCACTACCCTAGCAGGCTATGGCATTACCGATGCGATCCCAGCCAGCCAAAAAGGCGCAGCAAACGGCGTCGCATCTCTCGACGGAAGTACAAAAGTGCCGACAACCCAATTGCCGTCTGCAAGCACAACACAAGCCGGCATCGTCCAACTCAACGACACACTGACAAGCACATCGACGACACAAGCCGCAACAGCAAATGCGGTGAAACAAGTGAATGATGCAGTTGTTGCGCATTTGGCTGATAATGTGAAGCACATAACAGCCGCAGAAAGAACAACGTGGAACAGCGCAGAAGCAAACGCAAAAGCGTACACTGATACCGCACCTGAACCTATGCAACGTAACTTCGGTATTTTCAATGTATACAAAAGCGGAAAAGACAGCAACGGAATTTTTACAACGGTAGATTATAAAAGAGCCGATGGAACTCTATACGCAAGGTCGGCGTTAAGTGGTGGAACAAGCCCAAAATACACAACGAGAACAGTTACTTATTACGGAACAGATGGAACAACCGTTGTTCGTACAGACACATATACACTTACTTATGATGCAGACGGTGATTTAATTAGCGAGGTGAAAAACTAATGCCTAGTATTTTTGACCATAGAATCGGGAATAATGGCGCTTCGACAAGTATAAAAACCCTGTTAGGCGACAATTTAAAACCTGTATTCAGTCCAAACGGAATACTTAAAACACCATCTTTTACCCATGCGGTACAGTTGACTTCCAACGGGAGTATAAAACAGTCGGGGAAAATTTCATTAGATAGCATGGGAAATCCGGTTGTCGCTTATTACAATAGCGCAACGAGTAGATGGAGAATTAGAAAAGTTGACCGAAAAACATTAAATCAGATTTGGGAAATAGAGCTTAATTATTCGGGACTTTCCTTCTACTGTTTGGCTATCGACAAAGATGATAACGTGTGGATTGGCTATTATTCGGGGAGTACGTCAAGTAGAATTGAGAAATTTAGAGGTACTGATGGGGCTAGTCTAGGAACAGCTACAATGCCTTCTTCGCCTGTAAGTATGGATTACAGTTATTATCGAGATCGTATGCTAGTTTTGACAAGTGTAACAGCTACAAACAATGTCTATCCGGTAACTAGACAATTACAAGTAGAAGCCGCAATACCGGGCAACTATACATCTAGTTATGCAGGACAAATTATTATAGCCGTACCAAACTCACCCGATTATGTAGTATATACTCAAAATGGTACATCCTATTATGTGGTGTATGTTGTAGGCAGTTCATCACCGCAAAATCTATGGACTACTAGCATAGGTTCTTCTAGCGGACCGATATATGATTTAGCGTACACATCTTCATCTCCTAACGGTATGGGTGGTTTTGTCGTTGCGGCTTGTTTTGATGGAATGGTTGCATTTAACGCAATCACAGGCGGAACTATGAGAACCATAGGAAATCCAAACTCCACTAGATATGCCGTAGACGTTGACCGTTTAGGGAATATTCTTTCCGTCGGAAAAGCAAACTCTAGCCTTAACGCAATTATAAAAAGTACGATGTTTTCAAGCGGTTCGGGCTTTAATGATATTTGGGATATATCAACAAACTACTTTTTTGGTAGTGGTGTATCAGTAATTCCATATCAAGTTAAACAAAATATGGACACAGGCGAAATTTTCGTTTTAGGATATAACACCGGTTCGGGTTTTGTCATTTTAGCTCGATACGAAGAATACATTTCCCCAATCGGATACCAGTTGAGTTAAGGAGGATAGACGATGAAAGTTACCGTTTTCTTTAGAAAAGAAAGCGATACAAAAGGATTGATTTACCGCGTGCTTTATGTTGATTCAGGAGATGGAGAGGACTATGTGACAATAGACGAATCGGCATTACTAACGCCACCGGAATACAGAATGGGAAAAACGGCATTGCAATATGTTAATCCACAAACTAAAGAAGTTTGGTATGAATATGAAGATAGACCATTAACTCCGGAAGAAGAAATACGACAAAGAATCGAATTAATGCAACAAGCATTAGATGACTTACTGTTAAGAGGAGGTATGTAACATGGCGGCATATTTAGCGCAACGTATCATTGACGGAGCTTACACATATGACTACGTTATTTCCAAGCGTCCAGACCTCAAAGAAGGGATTGACGTTTATCTTCGTGAGAAAGGTAGAGAGGATTTAATTACGCAATAGGACGATACTGTGCAATAAACGCCGGGTAGGCGTATTTTTTTATGTCGAGGTGATGACATGGATACGCGGATTGCAAAATTGGAGGCAGACGTAGATATGTTGCGCAACGACATGGTAGACGTGAAAACGAGATTAGCCGTTGCCGAGTCGAACATCAAAGACATGCGCGAAGATATTGGCACAATCAAAAACAACACAACGTGGATTTTACGGTTGATCATCGGCGGCATCGTGGGAGCGGTGCTGTCTTTTATTTTGAGAGGAGGGATTCAATGATGGAGCAAATTATATCCATCGAGTTTACGGCTTACGTCGCACTGGCTGTCTTGCTTTATGCGATCCGGCAGGCAGCCAACATCCCGAACCGCTATATTCCGATTGTTGCGGTGTTGCTGGGCGTGGCGTTCTCGACGTTTGAGAGCCGCGCCTTTTCGTTTGACGTGCTGATCGCGGGACTGAAATATGCACTGTATGGCATTGGGTCGGTGGCGGCGATTAAATATGCGATTGAAAAAGTAGAAGGGGATGATAAATAATGGTACGTATCGTTTTAGACGCGGGACATGGCGGAAAAGATAGCGGAGCTGTAGGAAACGGGTTGAGAGAAAAAGACTTGACGTTGAACATCGTCAAAAAAATCGGTAATTTGCTTGCTGAATACGAGGGCGTAGAAGTACATTACACCCGTACAGACGACCGATTTCTTGAACTTTCCGAACGCGCGGAGATTGCAAATCGGTTGAAAGCAGACTATTTCATTTCTGTTCACATTAACGCCGGAGGCGGAACGGGGTTCGAGTCGTATATTTATAACGGAAACGTCAGCTCGGCAACAATCGCATATCAAAACGTGATTCATTCGGAGATCATGAAAGCAATTGGCAACGTGACTGATCGTGGTAAAAAGCGAGCCAACTATGCAGTATTGCGCGAAACGCATATGCCAGCATTATTGACAGAGAATTTGTTTATCGACAACAAAAATGATGCGGCCAAACTGGACAGTGAACAGTTCCTTTTGCAAGTCGCACATGGTCATGTACAAGGCATTGTCAAAGCTTTCGGTCTCAAGAAAAAAGCGACCCCTCAACCACAACAAAAAGTGTCTGACAAAAAATTATACCGCGTGCAAGTCGGGGCGTTTGCCGATCGGAAGAATGCCGAGCGATTGGCCGACGAGCTGAAGAAAAAAGGATACCCTGTCTATATCACTGACTAATCCCCTGCCTTTTGGCAGGGTTTTTTATTTTTTTGAAACCAAAACACAAAAAATATGGTATCATATGGTGTGAAAATACATAAAAGGGGGATTTGGGCATGGAAAAACCAAAGAAACCATTCTACAAGCGCTGGTGGGTGTGGGTGCTCGCGGTCATCATCGTCGGAGCGATCGCGTCCGGTGGTGGAGAGGATAGCGAGCCGGTCAGCACAGAGCCGAAAAAAGAAACCAAGACCGAAGCAAAGAAAGAGGAGAAAAAAGAAACGATCGCCAAAATTGGGCAGCCGCTCAAAGTCGGTGACGTAACATTCACAGTCTACGGAACGTCGACGGCCAAGAGTGTAGGACCGGAAGGAATGGGGCAGAAAGCGCAAGGGACCTATCTCATCATTGACGTCGGCGTGAAAAACGACGGGAAAGAAGCACTCACAACGGACGCTTCATTTTTCAAACTGAAAGCGGGCGGCAAGGAATATGAAGCCGACGCGACAGCCGACGTCTATGTGAATGAAGCCGGAGGCGGCTTCTTCCTGCAAAAAGTCAACCCAGGCATCGAAAATAAAGGAAAAATCGTGTTTGACGTCCCGGCTGATGTAGCCAATAGCAAAGACGTCATCCTCAATGTTCAGACTGGTTTCTTTGGAACAGAGCAGGGACAAATTCAATTGACGAAGTGAGTGGGAGGGCGGCCTAGGGCTGCCCTTTGTCTTTTTCATACAATTCCTCGACTTTTACCCCTAATAACTCGGCCAATTTAAATGCCTTATCCAAAGTAGGGTAGTTTTTTCCTTTGATCCAATTGGACAGCTGATTAGGTGATACTCCGATTTGTTCCGCTACATACTTCTTTTTGTATCCCCTCATTTTGATAATCTCATCAATTCGGCTTTTCATTTGCATCACCACTGTTATGTTTCTCCATATTTTCTTCAATCCCTTTCAAAAAATACTTTGAGAAAATACACAAAAAAGTTACAGGACAAATTCTAATGGACGCGCACCCCTCATACGTTTAAACCAGATAGCAAACACCTTATAACCAAGCCGCTGAACGAGCTTTGATTTTCAACCATATTTCAACTGGTTTAAAGGAGGGATACGATGATATTGGGAATTGACGCCGGGAATCGTAAAACGAAGGTGGTGACGGCTGAAGGAGCGTATTTATTCGAGTCGGCGATGGGGGAATATCGGGAACGGAGACTGAAAGACCGTTTTGGCGAAGATGACATGGTGTTTGAGTATGAGGGAAGACGAGGATTTGCCGGAACGCTAGCGCTGTATGAATCCGAATTTGTCGGTACACGAAAAGGGGAAACCAAAGCGCACGAGGAAGCCAAACTACGCGTGCTGCTAGCTATCCATCGCTACTCGTGCGACATGGTCAATGACATTGTCGTCGGCCAGCCGATCAGCACGCACACCGAGGAAGAAAAGAAGAAAATTATTGATATGCTGAAAGGGGAACACATCCTCGCAGTGGACTATGGAGATGGGTTCATTGAAAAGAAAATCGTCATCCGCCGTGTTCGCGTGGCCGTTGAGGGATGTTCCGCCGTTTTGACACAGCCGACGCACGGACTTGTACGGATCATCGACGTTGGAAGTGGCACGATCAATTTTGGCACGGTTGACGATATGCGATTAGTTGACCGAGACAGCTTTACAGAGCGATTCGGGTTAGAAACGATCAAATCCCGCGACTATGCCGCGTTGGCTCGCAAAATCGCCAACACTGCACTAACTAAATGGAATGAGTTTGACATCGTGAAGTTAATTGGAGGCGGAGCGATCCCGTTGATTGACCATTTGCGAGCTTATTTCCCGAATTGTGAATTATTGCAACCAATGCACAACGGAAAAGTATTGTCTCCGGTATTCGCCAATGTCGTAGCCTTTTATCGGATCGGAGAGGTGTTGTATGGGGAAAGACATTAAGACCAAGGGCGTATCGTTCAATGTGGTAGATCCGCATCAACGGAGGCTATATGAACACGCGAGTCGCCACACCAATTTTTCTGCCTATGTGAAGTCGCTGATCCAGCGCGATATGGAAGGTAGCCACTCCGTTTCGTCTGTCGAAACCAAACCATCGTTTGATGTGAGGATAGTTAGCGAATTTGTATAGCAGCTGATCCGAAGAACACGAAACAGCATCCTAACTCACTGGTAATACTGCCGTTTTGATTGGTATGACTGTTTCCTCATTTCCAGTCATACCATCGCCGCAAAAGAAACGGCCCCGGCCGTCTGAGCCGGAGCCACGCTAGTATTGAGAGATAGGGTTTGGGGTAATAGTGTATGNAAGGTGGATGAGAAAAATGNATGTTNAGTNATATATGATGTTAGATAAATTNAGTGGAGTGGTATGANGAAAAAGGAGGTAATAGCATGGCCAACAAGCATGTCAAAAGTGTATCATTCAATCTCGACAATAAAGAGGAACAACTTGCCTGGAAGTACGTGTCCAAAAAAAATTTCTCCGGCTATGTTAAAAAACTCATCATCGAAGACATGAAGCGGAAAGCATCCGAAAAAGCGCAATCCAGGCCGTTCATGCCGTCAAAGTAGTCCTGCCGCTTTCGCCACGACCAATGCGGTGCCGCCCAGGATCAGCAGTCCGCCGATGATCAAGTGCATAGGCTTCACCTCGCTTTAGGTTTATTATCACCAAACGCAAAGGGGGATATACTCATGTGGTTCACACCGAAAGTGGAAACCGTCGGGAGCATTTCGGATTTTTTAGCAGGAAGCCGAAAAAAGGAGGTGGTCGGCACGTTCTTACCGGCGACGTTATCGACCGCCGCCCTATCCGCGTACGCCTCGACAGCGGAAGCGGCGAGCATCCAAGACAAGATTATCCATGCGTTCAATCCGCTGATCGAAATCATCCAAGCCCTAGCCTACCCGGTCGGGTTTACGATGATTTGTGCGGGCTTCCTGGTGGTCATGACCGGGAACCGACACAAGGGGTTGCACATCATCAAATGGGCAGCGATCGGGTTCATCGGGATGCAATTCGCGCCGGGCATCATGAGTGTTTTGGTCGAAGTCGGGAAAAGCATCGGGAAATGAAAACGTTACGTATCACACCAGACATTCGTCTGACCAATCAAAACGTCGAGGAGTTGGCTCGTACGATGTGCGTCTACATGTCGCCGCTTGAGCGTTGGAACGGGAAGGGGTTCGATGACGCCCCTTTCCTCTCCTTTGAAACGGTGCTGGAAAAGGAAAACACAGGTTTCTATGTGACAGTTCCGGCTTCCCAAGCCGCTTTGGTGCGAAAGGCGATCGAAAGCGCTTGGCCAAAGGTGGCGGTCGAAGAAACGGAAGAACCCTTCACAGAAGCCCCGCATTTGGCTTCTGAGCTGTCCTATGAGCGGCACTATATGTTTTCCCTTCGGGTAGATAGGCGCACGCTAGGAGCGCTTCCTAGCGTCCTAGAAACGCTTCGAAACATGAGTGAAGGGGAAAAAGTCTATATCCAAGTGTTGGCCACTCCAGCGCATCGGGATTGGTACGTGGGAGCGGTAGAGGCATATAGCCGTTTCAAACGGGGGGATATGCCACAGAAATGGCGGCTCGACAAAAAGACAGTGGGGAGAACCACACTGAAAATCCTGGCGCATACAGTCTATGGAGCGGCGAGTGTGATGACGGAACTGCTGACTGGTGAGGAATTGGAACCGCTACGGCTCGATGGCGGAGAACGAGCGATGATCCTGCGCGATGGCCGGCTGAGCGAGGCGACGCTGTCCAAGGCAAAAGGCGACGCCTACGAGGTGCAAATCCGCGTGGGTGTCGTATGTCACAATCCCGCCAAAGCCCATACTCTTTTACGCATGGTGACGATGGCGTTTCGTGAACTTGACGGTGATAACATGCTGGTGTCCGCTCCAACCAATCCCGAAAAGACATTCCAGCGGATGAAGGAACGGAAGATGTCGCCGTCTTTGCAAAAGGACTATTTCAGCGTCGCGGAGTTGAGTCGGCTGCATTTGTTGCCGACCGCGGAATATCAAGAGAAATACCATATTCCGAACATCGCGCAACTTGAAACGGAAGTGCCATCGGCGTTTACGAATGGCGGTCTGTATTTTGGTGACGTAACGTATAAAAAAGCAACAATTCCTGTTTATCACCCGACGAACAACCATGACATCCTATGCCTGCCGCGCGTCTATATCGGTGGGATGGGAAGCGGGAAAACACGGGGAGCAGCGGCTAACATGGTGGTGGAAGCTGTACACAACGGGTTCGGGGCGCTGGCGATTGATCCGGCCAAAGGGGAGATATATGAAGAAGTCTCCTCTGTTCTGCCGTCCGATGAGATCATACACATTCGACTCGGAAAGCGTCCTATCGCGCTCGATTGGCGTGAGGTGGCACATTCTCCAAAAGCACGAAATCGCCTGGCGAACACCATTCTTGGCTTTTTTGACCAAGCGGACTTGGAAGCAGGCGGTCAGACATCGCGTTTCCTCCGTGCCGCCGTCATGGCGCTGCGAACCGGGCGGCTTAGTGAGATGTTGCGCATATTCCAAGACGAAGACTATCGTGAACAGGTCATCAGTGTCATGCCAGACAGCATCCATAAAACCACACTCAAGCAGTACCATGAGTCGTCAGAGTCGCGGCAAAATCAAATCCTTTCGCCGATCCTCAACCGTTTGGATACCATCCTAGGCGACGAGTACCTGGCTGAATGTATGGATGCGGATGACGGCATTGATATGGTGGCACTGATGGAACAGAAAAAAGCGATCATCATTGACGTTCCAAAAAGCGAATTGGGGGCAGAGGCGGTCAATCTCATCATCAACCTATTGTGCACCAAAATAGACCTGGCGATGACGCTAAGGAAAGCGCAACATCCGTTCTTTGTCCTGCTCGACGAGCCACACCAATTTTTGCGATCGGTGAACATTTGGAAATCGGCCGCGGTGGAGTCCCGGAAATGGCGCGTGGGATACTGCTGGTTTTTTCATTCGTGGGATCAGCTCCCGGCCGATTTAATCGAGATCATCAAGTCCGCCGGTCCGCACTACACGATTTACGCCAGCAGCAAAAAGACATTCCGCGACCTGGCCGAGGAAATCGCGCCGTTTACCATTGAGGACGGCATCCGATTGAAACGGTTCCACGCGATCAACGTCCTGCGAAGTGAGGATGGCATGCAGAAGCCGTTTATTGCCAAGATGGCGGCGCCGCCAAGCAAAAGAAAGAAACGCGAAGGAGGAGATTGAAATGAATAACATCTTGACGAAACTGCTCCTGCTGCAAGTCACCGTCGCGGATCACCGACTGCAATATGCGATGATCGAGACCGATGACGAGCGGGAACGAGCGTTTATCGAAGGAGTGCTGGCGGCGTGTGAGTTTGTTGAGGAAGCGCTAGAAGAGATGTGGGAAAGCGCCGTTTGAAAACAATGAAAGAAGAAAAGAAGGCGGAGTGATCCGCCTTTTTCTTTTAGCAGGAATAATAAACAAAGCGCGGAATATTGAATAATAGACGAAAGCCTACACAAGTCGTATTGATACTTCCGGTAATCCAAACGTAATAAAAAAGAATGTGTAGAATTACAAGAATTCCACACGCTCAATCCACACTTTCCGTTTTCTCCATCTATTTGGCCTGGTGTTTTCCGCCTGGACATATATTTCCTTTATGAACATGCTGATAAGATTCTTTTTCTCTTTATCCGACAGGTGATTCCAGTTTTCCCCGAACTGCATCAGAATCTCGATCAGCTCTTGAGGTGAAACCTCGCTGGATTCCTCTTGTTCCTTCAATTCCTCCAGCTTGTTTTGCAGTTCCTTCTCAATTTTCCGGTCCTCACTGGTCAGCTCTTTCAACTCCTCAAGTGAGATCACTTCATTTGCAAAGGCCAACTGCAATCGTTTCCGGCGCTTCTTAATTTCATCCAGTTGTGTTTCAATATCTTGTATTTGTCGGCTGATGTGATCGCTGTCTTGTTCATACGATGCGGCCACCTCGGACGCGGCTGAAGCGTCACGAATTTCTCGGATATATTGCAAAAACACCTCCTCAATCGCCTGTTCGTCCAACATGGGCATATCGCACAATTTCGTAAACGTCCCCCGACATGTGTATTTCCTGCGAGCATAAACGCCGTTTTTCTTTGTGTGATTGGATAGCTTGCCTGGCATCACGCGGCCGCAACGAGCGCACCGCAGAACGCCGGAGAAGATATAATCGCTCGCGACTTGTCTTGGATGCTTCCCTCTCCTTCCCTCCCTCATCTTCTGCGCTGTTTCAAACTTCTCGCGTTCTATGATCGGTGGGATAATTCCATCGTGGTACTCGTCCATATAGAAAAAACGCCCGATATACACTTGATTGGTCAGAACGTCACGGACTTGCTTGCCTGTCCACAACCTCCCCTGTCTCGTTCGATGCCCCATGCGGTTCAACAGGGTGGCCGTCCGGTTGTCTCCGTTTCCCTCAAGGTATAGATCGAACATCTTGCGGACAACAGCGGCTTCCTGCTCATCAATGACAATCTTCTTTCCTTCTAGTCGATACCCAAAATTCACTTTCCCGCCCGGGTATTTGCCTTCATGAACCATTTGTTGCATGTTGGCTTTCACACGTTCTGCCGTGTTCTCCCGTTCCCATTGCGCTAAAGCGGCGACAAATGTAATAAACATGCGCCCGGTGGCAGTAGTGGTGTCGTAGACTTCGGTTGCTGATTTAAACTTGCAGTCATGTTCATCGAATAGTTTTAAAAGGTTGTGCAAGTCCAAAACGGAACGGGTCAGGCGGTCTAAACGATACACCAACACGCAATCAATCAGCCCTTGTTGGATGTTTTCAATCATCCGTTTCATCGCCGGCCGATCCAAGTCTTTAGCACTGTACCCGTCATCAATATAAAATCCTTCAATGTCCCATCCTTGCGAAACACAATAGGCGTGGAGTTTTTCCTTTTGCATTTGGATGGAATACCCCTCCCGCGCTTGGTCTTCCGTGCTCACGCGGATATACAATGCGGTTCGCATACCTGTTCCCTCCTAAAAAAGATGGGCGAGCCGTCGCCCGCCCGTCTAAATTTCTAGCGCTAGAAATTTAGGACTACTTTTTTCAGTTTGCCTATGATCCTTACATTTTTCATATCGTCTTTATGCAGGATGATAGGCTTGTACGCCGGGTTTTCGCTTTGTAGAATAATAGTATCCCCGGATTTATACACTCGCTTTAATACGGCATCGTCGTCGATTAATACGGCGGCGATGTCTCCATTTTCTACATCGTCCTGGCGGCGGATAAGAAGAAGGGAGCCGTCTGTGATATGGGCGTTAATCATGCTGTCGCCTTTCGCGCGCAAGAAAAAGTATTTACCGCCCTTTATCCAGCTTTTCGGAACTTCTTCGTATCCCTCAATCGTTTCATAAGCAACTGTACCGTTTCCGCAACTGATCGCCCCGACAATCGGCAGTTTTTCTGTTTCGTCTGTAAATTCGACGACGTCTGTCCCTTCGTAAAGGTCGGCCGGATCGACGTCCAGCGCTTCAGCGATCGCCAAAACTCTGTCGTTAATGATCCGTATTTCTCCCGTTTCATAACGCCTAATCGTCTTTTTGGTAAGACCCACTCTATTTCCTAACTCTTCGGCACTCAACCCTTTCATTTTTCTGTATTTTTCAATGTTTTGTCCCACTTTTTTATAAAAATCGTTCATTTCGGTTCACCTCCTTCCCGTATTTATTATAGACGTTATAAGACACTTTGAAAATATTTTTTTTAAAAAAAGTGTCTTTTTGTGTTGACTTTGTTTTTTGAGGATGATATGATGAAAGTGTCATATAAAGACACAAGAAAAATGTGGAGGTGATACAATGAAACTTCACTTATCACCAAAGGCATTAAGGGTGAACAGCGGGTTGACTCAAAAGGAGGTTGCTGATTACCTAAACATGTCTTTGACTCAATATAAAAGACGTGAAAACGGGAAAAGCCGTTGGTATGCCGATGAATTGTACCGATTAGCCAAACTGTACAATGTTGATATTTCAGTTTTTTTTCCTGAAAAAGTGTCGTGATAAGACACTGATTGTGAAAGGTGGACTGATGTATGAACCAACCATCCCGTGAAACGATGAAGCGCATCCTCACATTTTTTCTCCGCACATCCGTCCCGCGAATCATCGCTAAAATCGAACGCGGTGAACTGACATGGGAAGAAGTGACTGGAAAGAAGGAGGTGAACGATCATGAAAAAACTCCCCAGCGCGTATGACTTCGATACACTCGAAGCCGCGATCGCGTTCTACACCCGCACAGTTGCGGAGGTTACGAAAAACCGCGACCGGAGTATGCATGAGGAAGTGATGCGGTTCAAACGCGAATTGCACGAGCGCATTGACCGCGAATATGATCCGTCTGCCCTGTGAGGGGCGTTCCCAACAAGTAGGAGGTGTTAGACATGTTCTTCTGTCCATACGGAACTGTCATAAAACGGGAAGAGGATCTGAAGCGATTTGTTTCCAGACGAAATAAACCGGAAGTGAAAGTGGAGCGATTTATACAAAGCGGAAAAGACAGATATTGCACGACAGTGGAGATTGCGACGACGGCTTTTTCAGGTATCCGATATGAAAAATATTTCGTTGCTGTTCAAAAAGTCGATGATGGTTTCGAAGTCGTAAATGTTAGGAAAATGCGCTCCGCCTAGCGCGGCGTTCTTTTCGGAAGAAAAGTGGACAAGCAGGGGAGGAGATTAAGGATGGAGCAATTGACTATATTCGATTTTGAAAAATTGTACGGAAAGGAACATGTTTCCATTGCGAAAGCGTTCAGACTGGACGAACAGCCAATTAAAACCCCTCTTTCATACAAAAAGATGATCGAAGTGCTTCTTTACCACCACGCTTCAAGATATGGACAAAACGCTTATTTAGAAGCGTTGCGTACGTACAATCAAGACGTCAGCGAGAGATTCAAGAACAGTATAAACGTTTTGAATTCAATAATCATGCAAACAACAGGTCTTTTTGGTGCGATAGCAAACGGAAGGCCAATCGGATTTCGTGGTTTCTTCATTAGCGATGAGTACACAAAGCTTTTTAAAGATACAGATTCAGGAAGAAGTTTTAAAAGCGAACAATATTTGGAAAAAGTCTTGTTTGAGGCGATAAACGATTTAGCCTGGTCTTACTCATCAGAAGGACAAGCATTTGAAGCAAAAAGGCAATCGAAGTTAAAAAATGGAGAAGTCGACATTCTGTTTTTGAACGACAGAAACGCGATTGTTTTCGAACTAAAAAAGGGCACGGCGAAAAGAAAGGATTTGTTCCAAGTAGTAGATTACTCTAATTCCCCTGAATTAAGCGATAAAAAAGTAGAGCGTGTTTTGGTGGCTAAAAAATTCGGCGATGATGTTTTGTCTTTAGCTGAAGAATTGTCAGTCAGCTGCATTTCTTACACGATTGGATATAACCATTCTGATCCTTATTTTCTGCTCCTTGTATCAATGGAGAACAGAATTGAAGAGAATGAGATACTCAACCGTTATTTGGATGACCGGTTCAAGTGGAGCGATGTCTTTGAGGGGTATGCGGTTCTTTACGATTTTATCCATCCTAATTTCGATGGATCGATAAAAGAATTTTATCTAAAGAAGATGGATGAATTAAAACGTGAAGTCGACCTCATAGAAAAGTTAACGCAACTTTATGCAGAAAAGTACCTGCTTAAATAGATGACATTATCAACCCAAAGGGGGAGGAGAATCAATGAACCAACAAACCAACCGGCAGGACGCCCTCAACGTCCTGCCCGGCGATATGAAACTAGCAGCTCAATTGCTCGATTGTTGTGACTACGCCACCTTCCGCGCTCGTGCGGCGATGTACTCGAATGACCTCGCGGAAGCGGAGCGGTGGGTCAATGAATTCCTACGTTGCAAGCGTGACTTGGACAAGCTCATCGAGCGGAAGCAAGAGCATGACAAGCTTGTCCGGCTCATCGAGGAAATGCAACGGAACGGCATTGATGTCTCTATTGTAGCACGTTCGATGGGTTGAACACAACCGGAACTTGTTGGCAGGCCTAGCGCCTGTCGGTGGGCGCAGGAGTTTCCTTGTTGGCCAAGTTGTCCTGTCCTCCTGCGCCGACTGTAGGGCGTTAGAAAGGAGGTGGTCACGATAAGAGACAAAAAACACGCCGTCCTCATTGAGATCGGAAAGTGCCTTGATAAGTGCAGAAAATGCCCATATGGACGCAAGGCTTTACATCCAGCTTGTCAACTGTGCAGTGTCTATGAAGAGATGAGGTGTCTTGCGGCGATGATTGACGGCAAGAAGAAGCGCAGCGCGTTCAAGACAGAACGATATAGCGTTGAATTCACTGCAAAAAGATGGACAGAAGAAGAAGAAAAGTTTCTGCGTGAAAACTTGGAGATTGGCGTGACAAGGATAGCGGAAACGCTAGGGAGATCGTACAGTTCGTTCATGACTAAAATGTGGCACATGAAAAAGAAAGGAGCGCTGAAAAATGGTTGGAAACGGCATGACCGTCAACGTGAAATTTGAAGAACCGCGCGTGATCGGCGAGTGCGCCGGTTGCTACGGGGAGATCGTCGAGGGGGAGACCATCATCGAGTTCCCGGACGGGCTGATGATTCACTATGACCGGTACTGCGCAATTGCCTTTTGCTTGGAAAGTGGCGAGAGGAAAACCGTATGGAAATGAAAATGCCCCGCTGGGCCGCAGGGCAAAACAACAAACTTGGTTTATTCCAGTATACCACGCTCGAAAGGGGAAGGGAACATGAAACTCTATGAACTGACTGAAAATTACGCCAAGCTGTTGGAAATGGCCGAGGAAATGGATACCGATGCGATTGTGGATACATTAGAAGCACTACAGGAGGCGATCGAGGACAAAGCAGAAAACATCGCCAAGCTCATCCGCAATCTTGAGGCGGACGTCAAAGTTATCCGCGACGAAGAAAAGCGATTGGCAGAGCGCCGACAAGTCATCGAAAACAAAGTGGAACGGTTGAAATCGTACCTGCAAGAACAACTTGAAACAGCAGGATTGCAGAAGGTGAAGCGCCCGACAATCACTGTTTCCATCCAGAACAATCCACCTTCGGTTGACGTGATTGACGAAACGCTCATCCCAGCCGACTTCTTGATCCCGCAACCAGCGAAGGTTGACAAAAAATCTATCCTTGAGCGATTGAAAAACGGCGAAGCGATTCCTGGCGTGACATTGAAGCAGACGAAAGGAGTGCGGATTCGATGAGTAACGAAATTGCGAAACAAGCAAACTCACTATCTATCATCGAGAGCGTTGACATCGGTGCTGTTCAATCAACGCTTGCGAAAATCAATCAGTTCCAAGTCGTCGTTCAAAACACGTTGAAAGCAAACCATGACTACGGTGTGATTCCCGGCACTCAAAAGCCAACGCTATTAAAGCCTGGCGCAGAAAAAATTCAAATGTTGCTCGGAGTTACTAGTGAATACGAGGTCATCGAACGCGTACAGGATTACGAAAAAGGCTTCTTTGCTTTCACGGTTCGTTGCATTGTCTACAAAAACGGCATGAAAATCACCGAAGGCGTTGGACATTGCAACACAAAGGAGAAGAAGTACATCAATCAAGACCCATACACACTGGCCAACACTTGTCTGAAGATGGCCAAAAAACGCGCTCAAATTGACGCAACATTGACACTAGCAAGCCTTTCCGAAATCTTCACACAAGACATTGAGGATATGCAGGAATTTGTGCAAACGGAGCAAGTCGAAACAATGACAGCACAAGATGCGGCGCAGATCAAGCTATCTTTTGGCAAATACAAAGGCAAGACATTGAAGGAAATTTATAAGACACAACCGGACTATCTCGAATGGCTGCTTAAACAAGACCGAACGGATCCAGTCATCAAAAAAGGTATTGAGCTGATGTTTGAGGCGGTAAGACAACAAGCACAGCAAAAACAAGTACAAGAAGAATCGGAACAAAACGTGCCGATCGAAGTGAGCGATGAAAACATGCCGATTGATATGAGGGATGACAATGAAAATAAATGAATTTGAACAACTCCTGTCCCGTGTCGAACGGAACAAGGCGAGGCGAGCAGTAGAAAACGACATGAAGGGCATGTTTATTACGTGGATTGTGATAATCGTCATTCTTTGGTTGCAAGAGGCGGTCAAATGAGCGGGAGAAAAAAGCCTGTTGAAAAGGCATACCGGCCAGGATTGGAATACGAGGTGGCGATTCCTCATTGTTACAAGTGGATGGCCCGGACGAAACAAGAATACATCGGCTACGTGATGGGATACGTCCGGGCGTCCCATCCCGGTTTCAAAGTGATAAGAATCGAAAAAGGAAAAGCAATTTGCATCAAGGAGGATAAGCAAAGTGGCTAAATATCGATACATCTATACAACATTTTGGCAAGACCCGAAAGTGCTGGAGGAAATGACGCCAGAGGATAAATACTTCTACATTTACCTTTTGACTAATCCCAATACTACGCAGATCGGCATTTATCAGATCACAAAAAAACAGATCGCTTTCGAAATGGGGTACTCTGTTGAATCGGTAAACAGTTTGCTAGAGCGATTTGAAAAATTCCATAAGAACATCAAATACAACGCACAGACTAGAGAGTTAGCTTTATTGAATTGGGGAAAATACAACCTCACTAAAGGTGGTAAGCCGATGATGGACTGTATCAAAAAAGAGTTAAGCGAGGTGAAGGATCGCTCGCTGATCGCCGCGGTCGCCGAAAAGATTCCAAACGAAAATATTAAACAGTTGTTTTTACGATACGCCGGCGATACGTTAGACGATACGTGCCACGATACGTTAGACGATACGTGCCACGATACGTTAGACGATACGTCCACGTTAAGTGGGGAAAAAGAAAAAGAAAAAGAAAAAGAAAAAGAAAAATATCATTATCCGGACGACGATGACGACCTGAAAGAAGTGAGTCGGTTTTATCAAGAGAACATCGGTGTGATGCCCCCTTATGTGTCCGACTGCATAGAAGATTGGTGCAAAACCTTATCGCCAGACCTGGTCAAAGAGGCGATAAAACGAGCTGTGACACAAAATGCCAGGAGATGGAGCTATATAGAAAGCATCTTAAAGGGTTGGCATGACCAAAACATTAAAACAGTTGAGGAAGCCAAAGCTGAAGACGAACGGCGGAGAATGAGAAAAGGGAAAGTTTATGTGGCGGAACCGAGCCCTTATAAACTGCTAACGCCTGATAAATTCATGTTTTGAGGTGGAGCATGAATAACTGGGACGCACAAGCGCAAGTGGAACAACTGGTTTTGGCTAGCATCCTTAAAGACCCGACTCTTATCGAAGAAACACGCCTGCGGCCGGAGCACTTCATTGACCCGCGGCACTACTCGTTGTTTGAGATTATGCTCGAAACCCGCGACCGCGGCGAGAAGCCCGACATGGCGACGATCATCATTATGTATCGTGATCGTTCCATTAACTTCGGCGGCGTTTCGTACTTGAATGATTTGCAGCGAACCATCGCCGACCCGAACGAATTTGCCAAGTACCAAAAATGGCTGCTGGACTTTAATACTATTGATCGCGCCAGAACCATTACAACGCGCTTTATGGAAGAAACCAAAACCAAAGCTGATATTTTGGATATGCAAAAGATGATGGATGAACTAACGAAACTTGAAACGGAGGCAGTCGATGACAAACAAACCTTTGCTGACCTTTTGGCCAGGCGCGTGGATTACCATTACAACTCGCCCGCCACAGGATTAAGCGGCATTGACACAGGATTTAAAGGGCTTAATAAATTCACAGACGGGTGGCAGCCGTCAGACCTTATCATTATCGGTGCCCGCCCGTCGATGGGAAAAACCGCGCTTGTCCTTAACAGTTTATTAAGCGCGGCCAAGAGAAATGACACATTCAGCACATTTTTCTCCATCGAAATGTCCAAAGAGCAAATCGTGGACCGACTGATCGCGATGGAGGCGCGGATTAACTTAATGAAAATGCGAAACCCCAACAAAACCTTTACGGACGACGAATGGAAGCGATACACTGCCGCGGTTGGCATCTTAGAAAGGGTGAATCTCGATATACGGGATGAATATACCGTTCCTGACATCCGGGCGGCGATTCGCCGGAATACTAAAAAACATCCAGACAAGCGGCATGTGGCGGCAATCGACTTCTTAACACTTATCCGTCCGATAAAGGATACGGGCAACACTCATAAAGATTTAACGACCATCATTCAAGATTTGAAGCAGACGGCGAAAGATTTAAACGTCCCGATCATTGTCCTGGCACAACTGAACCGGGCAGTGGAGCAAAGGGCGGACAAACGCCCGACGATGGCAGACCTTCGAGAGTCGGGAAGCATCGAGCAAATTGCTGATTTGATTGCCTTCCTGTACCGCGAGGACTATTACAATCGGGACGCTGAACAAACAGGAATCACAGAAATTATTGTTGCCAAAAACCGTAACGGAGATACGGGCACAATCATGATGAAGTTTATCAAGGAGACCAACACGTTCTATGACGTGGTGTATCAAACATGACCATTCGCGAGTTATACAATGAAGCGGCCAAGGATGGGCATTACAGCTTGTGCTTGCTGATCGAGTTTTTAGCAGCTGAGAAACGGGTGATTACACCGAATGACGATGCAAGTGTACTAGATTACTATTTCCAGCCGCGGTTTCACCGTAAAATGAACGAATATTTAGCAGCCTACGAACAGAAACGAGCACGACAAGCGGCAGCCACAAGGGAGGTGAAAGCTTGAACCTATCACACGAATTCCATCCTGCGCCAAAGCCGACCAAGCAAAGGAAGGACAAGCCCAAGCCGCGGGTGCGGGAGAAGAAGCCGAAGAAGCGGAAGGGAAAGGTTCAAATGTACAAAGGTCGTGTGATTCCGAAGGCAAAAGATCGAACGAAAATCAGCAAAGCTAATTACAACCGCATGATCGAAGAGTTTGGAGATTGCTGCATGATTTGTGGCAGACGGCCGATTCAAGCCCATCATCTAGTGTTTAGAAGCTCGCTCGGATCGGGAAACTGGAGAAACCTTGCGCCGTTGTGTGAAGAACATCATCGGAAGGCACACGCGGATTTTGGATTTGCTGAGCGATTGCGGGAAGAACGAGCCGAGCGGTTCGGGCCGCACTTTTGGAAAGATAAATACGCGCTGTTTAAAGATGGACTGATCCCTAACACAACCGAGCAAGCCTATGAGCGGTTTATGAGAGAGGAGGAACGCCGTGCGCAAATGGTACGTGATCGTCCGCATCGAGAGAACGGCGGACGGGGAGAAGTTGGTGATTGTTGAGACTGTCGAGAGCAAGCCGAAAAAGTTTGACAGCGTCATTTTCATAGACAAGTAGAAAGGGGAAATGGACATGAACCGAGTTGTATTAGTCGGCCGACTCACAAAAGACGCTGAATTACGCTACACACCAAACGGAACGGCTGTCGCATCCTTCACGCTTGCGGTCAACCGGCCGTTCGTGAACCAACAAGGTGAGCGGGAGGCGGATTTCATCAGCGTAATCGCCTGGCGGAAAATAGCTGAAAACGTAGCGAACCACACGACAAAAGGAAGTCTCATCGCAGTGGACGGGCGCTTGCAGACGAGAAGCTACGAGAAAGACGGACGGCGCGTCTATGTCACGGAGGTGGTGGTGGACAGCGTGCAGTTTTTAGGCCGTAGCGGCTCGAATACGGCAGAGAAACAACAGGGGAATAGTAAGGGTGCGGCACAACAAAAAGACGCATCAAAAACGGCGAGAGAGGCCTTGTCGCGTCCGCCTGAAACGGAGTGGGGGAATGATGATCCGTTTGGCGGTGAGCCGATTGATATAGATGATTTTGATAACTTGCCTTTTTAAGTAAAAAAGGGGGAGAGGAACCATGCAACCGGGCGACTGGGTGCGGTGCATATCAATTAGAAGTCCGTATTGCGGATGGACAGGCTATGTCGAATGGGTGCGGCCGCCGGAGTGCAAGGTGGTGTTGACACTCGACGACTATGACCGTCCAGCGCGAAGAGAGATACGAATGTTGATGAGGGATTTTGCCGTGGACAACGAACCTTTTCTGACGGACGAGCACATCGTTGAACTGATCGACCAGGCGCTTGACACGCGGGACGAGGAATGGTTTCGTGAGCTTGCCCGGCGCAAAGGGGGTGAGTGGATTGGCGAAATGCAAAGGTTGTGGAAGAGAAATCGAGTGGATCAAGACACCGGCCGGCAAAGCCATGCCGGTGGATGCCGAGGTCATAACAATAGTGACTTCGAAGGGTGAAGTGGTCAGAGGGCATACACCACATTGGGCAACTTGCCCCGTTGCGCAGCAATTCAAGAAGAAATAGGGGGTCAACATGAGTCGATACATTTATGGGCGGCGGTCATGGAGCGACCCATCCAGCAAATACGGTCTTGAACCGAACAAACTAGATGAGGACATAAGGCGCAACCTTGAACGATACGAGTCGAAGCAGGCGCGCATACACGAGACGTTAGAGCGCTTCATGACCGAGGATCCGGCGCGACAGGACGAGACGTTCGCGATGATACTCGAATGGGCGCGCGAATGGAAATTGAAAAATGTGCAGTAGACACATACTACTATACAAAAAGGGGAATGAAGTTGTCGGCGGAAAAACCTATTGCCATAAATGCCGCTAGGAGGGGGAAAGCAGGTGAAATTATATAGAGCGTGCACATCTAGGGAGTATCAAATGGCGCTGCAAAAAGAATTCCTCATCCGCCGACTACTTGAGATCGGCATAGACGAATACAACGGCAGGGACATACACGAACTGAACTACGACGAACTAAAACGCATATTGGCACTCACACGGGCAACGCGCTCATAAACGCCCGTATTCGCCCCGTACAGCCGCCGGACAGCAAGAGGAATAGAAAGTGCTGACATACATAAAACGGCGGCGTACGAGGGAGATAAACCGGTTTAATGGAGGCGAGGAAAATGAACGCACTGGAACATTACATTAAAGAGATTATCAGTGTTGAACCGTATGAAGCGGAATGGACAAAAGAATTTGATGAAAAATTCTTGAGAATCAGAGTGGTAACGAATTGCTACGGCGATGTAAGAGAACACGAAGTGATCGAAACGGAAAAAGAGTGGGAAGAAGCGAAAAAACGCGGATATTTCTTCTGGTAAGTGGAGGGGAGAAACTTGTTGCAAGAAATCAAAGAATATCTCGACTCAATAAGACATAACGCGGTGAATATGGCGATCGCCAGAAGTTCTGACGAATACAACGCATGCACAAAAATCGTTTTCGATTGCGAAGACGCGGTATTGTCACTATTTCGAAAACTTGACCGAGAATATTGGAAGTTATGGGAACAGTTTGAACAAGCGCAAGTCAAAATTGAACGGTGTAAAGAAATCTTCAAAGATATTAGAGAAGCATCAAGTGATATATATGCACTCCGAAAAGCCGAACAAGCATTGCAAGTATTGGGAGGTAGGGAAAAAGTAAGCAAAGAGCATATCGTTTGGCTTATTTCCCAAGCGGAGAAGGTGGAGCAGTTAGAACAGGAAATCGAAGATCTAAAACTCCAAAAAAGACCTACTTATGTAACTATCGAGGGAACTGCAGAAGATGTTCATAAGGACTTAAAAAAATTCATTGTCGAAAATGATGAATTAAAGCAAGAAGTTGATCGTTTGAAAGAACAACTCCAACAAGCGCAAGCCAAAGCGGAACGTCTCGAAAACGCCATTAAAGAAACGCTTGAAACCCTAAAACGAGGCGGCCCAGGAACACGTTCGCAAGTGCAACAATTACTTGAAAAAGCATTGGAGGGAGCGGAATGAACGATAAACAATTTCGGGTTCTGTTAAACCGTTGCGAACGGCTCTTAGAACGCTACTACGATGCGGATGGAATTGATGTTGACGCGGCTAATGCGATTGCCGGGGCATTGAGAAAACTCATAGGTGTGGCTGAAAAACAACAAGAGACGATTGAGCGATACGAACGGGCGCTGAAGCAGATCGCAACATGGAGCCCATCTTTAGGCGGCTCGTTTATCAATTCCGTCAAGGCGTTTCAGCAGACAGCAATTGAAGCGCTGGAGGGGGAGAAATGAATCCAGACTATTGGCGCGGATTTCACGACGGACAGGAGCACGAGCGAAAGAAGGCGGCGCAGGTGCTGGCCTTCTATATCGAATCACTACGCGACGTGAAGGGGATAGGCGATGCACTGTATCAGCGGATTGTGGAACACATAAACACGGTGGATTTAAGGAAGGGGAGAGTTAATGATGAGTCTGCAAATAGAAAATAAAACCGTTTATGTGATTTATCACAACGGACAACCATACCAAGCACGGGGGCGTAAATTGTTTTATGCCACCAAAGGAGCGGCAAACGGAGTTATTACAGTCGATGCAGAAAGGGAAGCGCGTCGTCGTTATGACAACAAACGGAGAGAAAGCAATTATGACATTCCTAATTGGTGGGATTTGAGTTTTGAAGAAAAAGAAACTTTGATCGGCGAAGTGAAAACGGAATTTGAAGTGATTGAATATGTGCTGAAGCGGAAACAACAAGATTGATGCGGGAAAGGGGAAACATTGATTGACCTTCAACAAAGGCTTTTACTGCCCAACATGCGGCCCGATCGAAAAGAGCAAAAAGAAAACGATCAAGAAAGTACAGTATGACACTTGCCCGAATTGCGGGGAGATCGTCACAAAATGGGAGCGCCCGCTGAATGAAAGGGCGGGAAGGTGCCAAAATTACGGCAATGCTTCATTCACGCTGGCGATTGTGAAACATCATCTATTGAGATGTTGCAAACAATGTAAGCAAGTGTACGATGTGGACGCGGAAAAAAGTGATAAGAAAGGGGAAGCGGTATGAATCTAAAAAACTTATTCGAACTACAATGCAAATTAGACGAACACATCGAGCGGGAACATCCGCGGCAAGAAGGTGAAGATCGGCTAGCGAAGAAAATTCTTGCGCTGAAGGTGGAGATCGGGGAATTAGCGAACGAATTGACAGAAGTGTTCAAGTTTTGGAGCCACAAGAAAAACAATCGTGAAAAAGCCTTAAAAGAATACGTTGACTGCTTGCATTTCCTCTTATCTATCGGAAACGACATCAACATGAATGAAGTGTATGAGGATAGCGTACCGGAACCGCTTCGTTGTGATGATATTATAGAGCAATTTATGTATGTAAACGATTGGATTAATTACTTTTATCACAATCGTCATGAGGATGTGAATGGCGAAATATATGACTTGATTTTTTCTAATTTTTTGGGTCTTGGCGAAATGCTCGGCTTCACATGGGAAGAGGTAGAAGAAGCGTACCTTCAAAAAAACGCGGAGAATCACGCAAGACAAAATCGCGGCTATTGAGGTGGATGATGAAACAGATCATATTCGACGGGTTACTTATTTCGGTGGTCGTTACATTAGCGTTACTTGTCGGAGTCAGTATCCAGCATCTATTGCTAATCGTGATTTTGGCTTTTGCGATCGTCACAATGCGGACATTACAGGAGTTGGTAAGCATTATGAAGGATGTCGCAAAAGGGGTTGTATATCTCATATGTCTAGCGATGAAAGACGGCAAGACATGTGGAAGTACAGCGTTTCGAGTACGAAAAACGGAAAAAGGGCTTGCTGTCGAGTGTGTTGACTGCAAGACGGAACATGAGGTGAAAGGATGAAATTTTTCTGCGGCTGCCTATGGGGAGTGGCGCTGTCCATTCCCTTATGGGCGGCGATCATATACGGGGGATGGTGGTTGATAGGATGACAAAAATACAAGAACAAGGCCTATTTGACCCTGTGAAACAATGGCTTGAGGAAAGAGGATACGAAGTGTATGCCGAAGTGGAATTGCCAAGTGGTCGTGCAGATATTGTAGCAGTTCATGGTCCAGCGAAATGTATCGTTGAAATGAAAACATCACTAACAATGGAATTGATCGAACAAGCGATGAGATGGTTGGACTATGCGCACTATGTCTATATCGCGATTCCACAACGCAAAAAGTATATTCCAGTATTCGTACAAAACCTTTTGAGAGACAAACGAATAGGCATTTTAACAGTGGATTTTCACTACAATTACGTTCGACATTACATGTCTGCCCGATTCAATCGACCAGCTAAAAAACTCAAGTGGTTCAAGTGGGAAGATTACCTTTACGAAGAACAAAAAACATGGGTCAAAGGTGGAGTAAACAACGGCGGACATGTCACGCCATATAAGCTGACAATCAAAAAAGTAAAAGAGTATTTGTATTGGCAACGAGATTGGAAGAGTATTCGCGAAATATTGGAGCATTGCGAGACACACTATGCACATCCGAAACCGTCATTAACAAAGGCGTTATTGGATTTTGAGAATGATTGGTGCGAAGCGAAAAAAGAAAATGGGGTTTGGTTTTTCAGACACAAATAAGTTAGGTGATCGGCGAAATGACAAAAGAACAAACGCAGGAACAGATACAGCAACTCATACGGAAACAAGAACAAGAGATTGAGAAATTGTTAGAAACGAAACGGAATACGGAACCGACAGACGAGTTATACGCGATATGCGAAATTGTGGTGCTACAGAAGCAAAAGTTTATCGCGGAATTACGGGCGTTGTTGTGAGGTGAAAAATTTTGACATGGAAAGAAGCTGAAAAAATAGCGAGAGAAAAGCTAGGCGTTGGCGATGATTATGTTATGTATGGCTATGAGGTTCGTGAATCCAGCGGGACAGTGGTTGTCATGTTGGATAAAAAGAAGGACGGGAAATGGGCTTATGAAGATATAAAATGCGAGATTCCTTTACCAAGATCGTGAGGTGATAACAATGCAAATCAAAATCCGCGCATGGGATAAAGATAGTGAAACAATGATTTACGGTGTTGGCATTACACCAGAAAGTGATGGTGGTATCCCTTATCAAATACCGGTAAATGCCCATGACTTCGACCAACTTGATTATTATCCAAATAGCATCATCATGCTATACACCGGATTAAAAGACAAGAACGGAACAGAAATTTATGAAGGGGATATTATTAGAGATTTAGACGCTGAAGAAACAGAGAACATTATTACATTAAAACCGAGAATATTTACAGTCAAATGGAACAATGCGATTCTTGGCTTTTTGCGCTTTGATAATCAAATCGGACTTTTTAAGGGTCGTATCGGTTTATACGATGAAGATTTTTCACATATAGAAGTCATCGGCAACATATACGAACACCCTCACCTATTAGGCGGTGAAGAAGAATGAGCGACTTACAAAAACAGATGGACAAGTCTAGGGAAATATTGATTGCTTTCATGGAAGGGTTTAGGAAATTTATCGATGGTGCGCGTCAAACATCCATAAACTTGTTGAATGCATGGAGAGCGCTAGTCCTCATTAAGCAATACGAAAACGAAATCAAGAGGGTAGAGCAACTACTCAAATACACCAAACACAGCAAGAAACGCCGGAAACATGAAAGACGTTTGAAATGGTTACAAGCGGAATTGGCTAGTTTGTATGAGGTGGTGGGGAAGAATGAGCAATAAATTCATCGAGTATTTAGAATCCCGTAAGCAAACAACAGTGAAATTATTGTCTGACGCAAAAACAGAAAAAGACAGACAGGTATGTGAGATAGCAATAAAAATCTATGACAGTATCATTAAGGATATTCGAGAGGGGAAAGTATGAGCGGCAGAAAATCCAAACGCAAAGGCTACGAAGGGGAACGGGAGCTCGTCTCCCTGATCCCCGGCGCTAAACGTGTACCATTGTCCGGTAGTATGGGCGGGGAATACGGAAATGACGTCATTCTGCCGAACGGCTGGCGTGTGGAAGTGAAACGAAGAAAAAACGGCATGAAACAGCTATACGATTGGCTAGAGCAGTCCAATCCCGACTTAAGGGCGTTTCGGGCTGATCGGAAAGAATGGATCATCTGCATGACGCTGGATAAACTCAAAGAACTAATGGGGTTGAGGGACACATGAGCCAACTGACGGTTTTTGATTTTATTGATGATGGCCAGATAGCTGATCCTGACATATTGAACAGGATACAGAGCGCTTTCCCCGACTGGGAAGCGATCGGATACACCAAGACATTCGATTGGGGATGGAGCGATGACTACGCCGCGATCATCCGGCGTGGCGATGAATATATGTGGGTGCGTGTTGAGCTATACAAGGACGGGCAAGTGCGGGCTGGATATACGCAAAGAAAAGATTTTGGGCCGCATTGGTTTGAGAAGTATGAACAAAAGAAACGGCATTGGGTATGGCGATCGCTCGATGATCGCAACCGAGTTTTTGAGATTGCGAGACAAAACAAATAGTGAGAGGAGTAAAAGAAAATGAGTGAATTGCTAACCACAGGGCAGATGATTGATCGGCTGAAACCGGGGGAAGTGGCGGAATGTGTGAACGCAGAAGCCGAAAAGCTTGAATCAAAACGTGTCAAAATCAATGACTCTGGTAATTTGCAATATTTAGATGGGTACGGCTTTATAGTTACAGAGTTTATGAGAACGAAAGCAAAATGGCGCATACTCCCGCGCTACGTCACTTTTGACCAAGCGATGAAGGCGCTCGCGGAAGGAAAAACCGTATGGGCGTGGGTGGACGGAGAAAAACGGCTTTGTTATTGGATTGACCAAGAGAGCGGGAAGTTGTGGGGAATGTCCGCTGAAGGAGGAATGACGACGGTTTATAACATTGGGTTTTTCAAGGAATGGACGATTGAGGAGGACAAATGATGCAACTATACGACCTAGACAACGTCAACCATCCGAATCACTACACGACGGGCGGCATTGAGACATACGACTACATCGCAGCCAAGCTGACGCCGGAGCAATTAGAAGGATACCTGGCGGGTAACATCATGAAATACATCAGCCGGTATCAGCACAAAAACGGCGTGGAGGACTTGAAAAAGGCACGGTGGTATCTTGAGAAGCTGATCGGACTGAAAGAGCAGCAATAAAACGGGCGGCGCATGACGCGCCGTCTGATGGAGGGGAAAAGATGAGGGAAATTAAGTTCCGCGCATGGGAACGCTCCAAGAAAGTAATGATTACGAGCCGTTCTTTGGGTTTTGAATACCACGATGGTAAAACATTCGGCTTTACGGTTGGTGATTTGCAGCATTGCTTTCCGGTTCCCAAAGAAAACATTGTGCTTATGCAATACACCGGATTAAAAGACAAGAACGGAACAGAGATTTATGAAGGCGATATTGTCAAATGGACAAGAGTAACTTTCGAGGATTGTTCAAGAACCACCATTAAAAAGACGGAAGACATCATTGGTGAAGTTTATTGGGCTGAAACGATGTGGGCTATAAGACAAGGTGGAGTGGGTTATCTACTGATGCCATATTTTGTGGAATCAGATGAATTTGAAATTTTAGGAAATAAATACGAACACCCTCACCTATTAGGAAGTGGAGAAGAATGAGCGAGAAGAAAAAGCCGAGCAAGACAGAAAAACTTAACCAACTGTATGCCCAAGCGAGCAAGTTGAACGACGATTTCCCGGCTCAACTCATCAAGAAAATGGAGATATACGGCGACATATTGGAACTGATCGGCAGACTTTGGGCAGAAGCACAAAACGACTGGCGGCATGCAGAAGCGATGCGGCGGGAAACCATCGCGACCGTGTACAGTCTTGACCCGGAAGGCACGGTAAAAGACAAGGAAATGAAGGCGGAAATGGCCGCAGCGGAATGGAGGAAGAAAGAAGCGCAATTCGAGGCAGAAGCGTTGCGGTGGAGGAATGCGTACACGTCGGTGCAAGAGCAGATCAACATCATGAAAAAGAAATATGAGCATATGGTCAATGTGGCCAAAGGCGGTATTTAAACATGATTTTGGTGAAGGGAGAAAACTATGAAACAATATCTAGACTTGCTGCAAGACATCTTAGAAAACGGCGTGGAGAAAGAAGATCGGACGGGAACAGGCACATTGTCGGTGTTCGGCCGTCAGCTGCGCTTTAACTTGCAGGACGGATTCCCGCTCGTGACGACGAAAAAGTTGCATATCCGCTCGATCATTTATGAACTGCTCTGGTTTTTAAAAGGCGATACGAATGTTCGCTATTTGCAGGAGAATGGTGTGACGATTTGGGACGAGTGGGCCGATGAAAACGGCGATCTCGGCCCAATCTACGGCGCGCAATGGCGGTCGTGGAAAGGGGCTGACGGGAAAACGGTCGACCAAATTGCGGCGGTCTTTAAGGAAATCAAGCGCAACCCGAACTCGCGGCGGTTGCTTGTGAGCGCGTGGAACGTGGCAAAGTTGGGGGAAATGAAGTTGCCCCCATGTCATTACGCCTTTCAGTTTTACGTCGCGAATGGCCGGTTGTCATGCATGTGGCAACAGCGTTCTGTCGATACATTTCTAGGATTGCCGTTTAACATCGCTAGCTATGCGCTGTTGACACATATGGTTGCCCAACAATGCGACCTCGATGTCGGCGAACTCATTTTCACCGGCGGCGACGTCCATTTGTACAAAAATCATCTGGAACAAGCGAAACTGCAGCTGACGCGCGAGCCGCGCCCGCTGCCGAAGCTCGTGATCAAACGGAAGCCGCCGTCTATCTTTGACTATGAATACGAGGATTTTGAATTTGTCGGCTATGACCCGCACCCGGCGATTAAGGCTCCTGTATCCGTTTGAGAAAAGGGGGATAAAATGCAAGCAACCAAGCTACCGAAAAACATCGTACGCTACGTCGAACACAACCTGTACTACTACCATGAGTATCTACGCGACATCGAGCGATTGAGAAAAGACATCTTGTACGGACGTGACAACAATGACGAAAACGTCGGCGGCGGGAGAAGCAATCTCCCGTCCAGCCCGACAGAACGGGCGGCGATTGAGCTGGTGACGCATCGAAGACTGGAGAAATTGGAACGAGTGACGCACGCGATCAAGACGGTGTATGAGGCATTGCCAGACGAAAAGCGCAAACTCATCAAGCTCAAGTATTGGACAAGGCCGCAACGATATACGTGGGATGGGATAGCGGAGCAACTGCACATTACAAAAAGGCAAGCCATGAGGTGGCGAAGCGAGGTTATCTATGCGATCGCGGAGTTGTTGGGAGAGGCAGACGCCTAAAAAGCGTCTGTCTTTATAAAAAATTTTTTAAAAAATGCTTTACATATCTTTTTGTAGATGATATATTATATATGCAAGCCCCTAAAAAAATAAAAGGAGAGGGTAATGATGAAAGGTGTATTTTTTGGGTATGCCGAATTTACTCCATGCCAAGCGTGCGGAACACCTCGTTACGTGAAGGATTACGACGATGATTGGGTAGTCCTTCCCGGGCGGTTAGAAAGCGAGCCGCCCACATGCGAGTATCGTTTCGATGCCAAGGCGCTAAAACCTTGGCATAAACTAGAAAAAAATAACTGTCCCCGTTGCGGTGGGAAGTTGAAACGTGACTGGGTACGAGATGAAATTTATTGTGAAAATGCTCGGCGGAAATATACTATCCATGAACTCGACGGATGCCCGCGTTGTTCGTTTGTGGCCAGCGCGCCATGATGAAGCGCAAAAACGATTGTTCTTTTCCAAAGTTGGAAAAGATTGTGAACGAGGGCGGAAGTTATAAAGTGATAATAGAGGGATGAACAGTGGACATCAAGCAATGGTTGGAATTCGCAGATAAATACATCATGACAAAGCAAGAAGCTCGCGATTATTTGGAAATGAGCGAGATTGCATTTAAACAAAGCATCCGCACAGGTCGATTAACACCCGTTTTTGAGCGAGGCGAAGGGCGCTCAATGGTACGCCTGTTCTATCGGAAAGATGTTGAGGAGTACAAAAAACAGGTGGAGGAACGAAGAAAACGATTGAAAAAGAAATAAAAAACTATTGCATATCTAAAATGGTATGTATTATACTATTTATAGAAGGTGGTCAAAAAGGAAGGGGATGGATAGTATGAAATTCATTCAAACAAAAGAAATGCTGGTGGAAATGCTGAAACGGAATGCTGAGGTTTTAGTTTCTGCGAACGGTGAGAAACCTTGGTACATCGATGCGGAGATCGCGGCGCTGGAAAACGTTGAGCTTGAGGTGTTGACAGACGGATACGAATACTCAACCCGGTTGTTGTTGGACCGAAATGCCGTCGAGGTTATCAAACGAAAACCCGTTTGGAATGGCGAGTATTGGGATTTTGAAAATGAACAAACGGTTGTCACGGTGGCAATGCAGGCTTAGGCCTGCTTTTTTTATCTCGATAAGATGTCACTTTTATGTCACTTTTGAATCCTTTTCCTGTTATAATATGATATTGAAGATGTCCATAGCCGATTCCCCCTTCTCCCGCTTGTCACCATCTTCCCGCGGTGGCAGGCAGGGAGGGTAAAACTGAATATGGTACGAGTGGGGAGCACCCGCCTGTCAGAGCCCATCCCCGCGGCGGGTGGGGAGTGTTTAGCCTCGCGACGATCCGGCTGACCATCCTACCGGCTTATGCCTTATGAAAACGGGTGGCGGTCGGATGATTGAAAGTGATGCTCCTGCGGTGGCGGAAAGGGTAGACGCTTAGACGTAAGACGAGCTACGCTTCGGTGCCAAAGGCATGGCGTAATGGGAGGCTCGACTCTAATAAGATCCAGAGCGGAACGCAGTTTGACCGCGTACCCGTCGATAAATGCTCGTCATGCAAGGTTCGAATCCTTGCCCGCAGGATACAAATAACGTCACTCTGTCTTGTCAGATCGGATAGATCGCCAGCCTACGTACCTATGTGGGTTGGTTAAGCAAGATGGGGTGGCGTTTTATTATGCTATCAATAGGTGTTCTAACGAAAATATGTGTTGAATGCAAAAACGAAAAGTGGTGCGATATGGTTCCATACGGCGATCAAGTGCGAATATTACGAAGGGAAGTAGCAAAAGCGCACGATTACATTTGCCTGGAGGAATTCTATAAAGCGAAACTTGCGATACTGAATGGCGATTGGGCGGAAGAAAACATCCTAGAGGTTTTGATGAGAGGGAACTATACAGGAGCAGTAGCAAGAATCGCTTATTATCGATTCGTCCATCGATTAGGCTTTGATGTGCGCGCTTTGTGGGATGCCATCATATTGGAATGGATGTTCTATTTCGTATGGCAACCGGAGTTCGACCAGGCGATCAAGACGAAAGAATTCAAGAAAGTCTTGCGCCGTTTTCAATACCCGCAATGGGTAGAATTCGGCTTGGTAGGCGGCGGATTTGACAAATTGAAGAAGATGGGGGAAGAATTCAGCATAAAAAGGGAAGCGTGGTGACAGGCATGTCGCAGTACGAAGAAGAAAAGAAAAAGGCATACGAACAATACGAAAAGCACAAGTGCCGCACTTGCATATGGAGCCGTTGGCAAGTGCCGTTCGTCGTGACATGCCTGTTTCCAAGGTGCGTCAAAGAGGAAACGGATTGTATGATGGAAGTGTAGCGAACTTTTAAGCATCCTTCGGGGTGCTTTTTTATTTGGAGGGAAAACAATAATGAATGAACCGTATATCTTTGTATTCCATGCTGGAAGTATTATTAGCATTTTGGGAGTTATCGGGCTATCTTTATCGATAGCATATTTTGTGTATTCATTTAAGACGGAACGGATGAGAAGAAAAGAAATCGAACGATTAGAACGCATTAATGGTTATATTGAAAAGTTGTTGGAAAAAGAAGTGAGCAGGGACTAATCAAAGCCATTCTTAAAGGAGTGGCTTTTTATTTTGGGCATGAAAGGGAGGATGGTGTCATGTAACT